CATCACTAGGTAATGATACAAAATCAAATAATTTTTCCATTTAATCATTCTTTATGTAATTTCTATTTATTTCCAAATGTATAAACTATCAAGGGACTTTTTACAAGTACCTTAGAATTGATTTTAGAAGGTTGAATTATGTAAACTTATCTTCTATTTCTTTTCCATTTAGTCTTTTTACTTATTCCTTGCATTCTTCTTACATAATTATTAAAACTTTCTGACATCCAATCAAACGGAATCATGTAATTCACCTCCCCCGCTTTAGATAGTCCTAATAATTGTTTTATATCAAACATACTATTCCTTCTTTCTTTCTATCAATTCTGCTCTTTTTATATTCAATCTTACTACATAAACAATACTAAGTATTGATAGAACAATACTTGCTATCCAGTCTATAGCATTTGATAGATGTATATGAAGTATTGCTAATACTATTGAAAATATTGTGTATGCTAGAGCGTATACTCCTACAAAGGCATATATGCCTAAAAGGAAATCATAATCTTCTTTTCCATACTTATTTTTGCTCAACTTTGTAATTCTCCCATTTCTTATAAGCATCTATGTACATTTCTTTTTTATCTCCATTGTATGTACATTCATAATACATTCCGTCAAATAAAGTTGTACTTAATAATGCTTTGTTATTTTGGAGTGTTTTGCAACACCAAACCATAAATACATCATCTTTTGTTATGTAATTTTTATCTGTTTTATCTATCATTAGATTTACATAACTTACAATTTCATCTTTACACCAATCTAAAAATTGTTGTTCGTTCATAAATTTCTCCTTTTATCTCTTTTTAGGTATTTCTTATAATATCTTTTGTAATAAGGTGAGTTTTCACCATATGTTGCTAAATTAAATAAGATGTTTGGACTTATAACCCAGCCCATTCTTACTCCTATTTTAAGTAATAAATCTTTCATGTTGCTCCTTCAATTCTATAGCTTAACTATTTTCCCATCTTTTAATGTATATCCTGTTTTACCTGAATTTCTAAAATCATATATTTTATAAGCTTCTATGTAAACTTCGTCACATATACCAAGTTTAACAGCTAAATCTTTTATAACTAATGCATGGTCTGTACAATAAGCAGCCATATCTTTGTCATTTTGTTTATAATAAAATTTATCTGCTTTCTTTTGTGTTTTAGCCATTTCTTGAGCAAATATATTTATAACTTCTTGTCTATCCATATTATCCTCCTAACAACCTATTATATTTATTCCGTATGCTTTTGCTATTTCATATTCTATTTTACATCCTCTTGCTTTATCCCAACCTTCTCCGAGATATATCATATCTGCTTGAGATAATAGTTGTATTGATTTACCTAAGTACCAAACTGGTATATGTTTATTAATTTCTCCAGGATAATCTTGTAAAAACGAATCTATAAATTCTATTTCTTCGTTTATTTTGGTTTCTATATCTTTTTTTATTTCACTTCTTTTTTCTAATATTTCTTCATCGGTTAATCCTCTCATTGGTTGAGATATAAATACTTTTTTCATTAACATTCTCCTATCATCTTATAACTATAAAGTAACATTTACAGAAGTTGTGCTGTGGTATTAAATCATAAGCTTCTTCAGCAGTTAAAATAGTACCATGCATACTTTCACAATCACTGCATGTTCTTTCTTCTAAAACTGAACAATACATAAATTTTTTATCTTTATTACAATAAATAAAAATATCATTTGCTATTCTACTAAGCTCAGATATCAATATTCCTCTTGCTCTTTTTCGACTCATCTTTTGTCTAGGTGTTAGCCATGATGCAATATTGTATAAATTTTTCTTATTGTAAGCTATTTTTAATCTTTTTTTAGTTCGATTATTTATTTTAGCCATATTACTCTGGATTCTTTGTTTATATGTTTTGCCTTCGTATTTTCTGTTTAATATTTTCTGTTTTTCTTCATTGTCTACAAAATATCCAAAGTACTCTACAATTTCTTCAAACATTTCATCAAAGAAGTTATCTATTAGATCTTCAAGCCATTCATCTTCATCATTAAGCATTGAAAAAACTGCTATTACAAGAAATCTTTCAGCACTTTCATAATCCTTTGATGTCTTTTCTATTTGATAAGCAAAATTAGCAGTTTCCATTAACTCTCTAATCTGTTTATCGGTCTTATTCATCTTTTTAAGATATTTCTCAAGCTCTTGTTCTGCTTGATTATATGCTTTTTCCATGAAACTTTTAGTTTCTTCAGCATTTCTATTCTTCGAAGTTTGTTTCTGTGTGTTGGTGTTTATTGCCATACAATTCACCTAAACTTTCATCTTCCCTTTTCATTTCTTCTTCATATTCTCTTTCAATTTGTCTTTGTTCAGCATCTAAATCTACTATAAATCCAAATCTACTTGATGCCGTTCTCTTAGAAATAACTCCAGGCGGTACTTGACTAAGCATTTGAGCTGTAGCTAAATCGTCTTGAGGGATATTTGCAGTATAAATAATTTTTATTTTTTTCCAATCAAAGTTTTTTGCTTTAAAATAATTTATATAATTGCACCAAAATTTCAATCTATTTGTAACTATATTTGAATGAGCATTTATTTGAAGTGCGCATTTGTTTTCAAGTGCTATTAATCTACTTCTAAGTGTAATCCCACTCAAATTTGATTGAAGCCTTTCATTATGATTTATGTGACAACTTATTTGATACATATCATCTTTATATCTATCTAGCGTATTTTGTACAAAAGTATCATTAATTTGTTTAATCAACCATTGTATCTTCCCATCTTTACCTACCATCAAGATGCCTTTTTTCTTCATTTCTAAAATCGGATCTATTTTTGTTTCTTCTCCAGTTTCTTCATCAATAACTACTTTTTCTTCTTCAAATTCACAATCTGTCATCAGCATATATGCGTTTCTAAAATCTGAAATTTCATTTCCTAAGTCAGATAAATTAGTTTCATAAGCATCTTGTAAACCTTTTAGGTCTTTATATAAACTATCTTCTGTTAATTCTTCAGTTAATTTACCTACTGAAACAGGTATTATACCAAATCTATGGTTTGTTGGAGGCTCTATTTGATTGAATTCTCTATCTAAATGATAAACACATTTTTTTGTATAAACATCTATGTGATAAACATCTACATCTAAATGTTCTACTTTTACATCCATATAAAACAAAACATTGTCATATTCATCTTGATATGCATATCCTGTTAAAGGTGTTGAAATAATGCTTTTAAATCCTTCTTCATCATATCGATAAATTTCAAATACTTTAGTAAAAATAACCATATATTTCATTAAATCACTGTCATGATTTTTATTCCACAATGCCATGGTTGATGTTAATTCATCTAATAAACCAGGTTGCTCTTTACTTTCATAAGTAATAGGATTTCCTACAGTATAAGAGACCTCTTCTTTTACAAACTTTTTAAAAAAATTAGTATTTACTTTTAAGTTTGACCTTTGTGTAATTGTTTTATAATCGGCCATAGCATCTGTATTACCTTTATAATAGTCATACATCTTTTGATATTTATGTAAATCAGACTCAAAACATTGATACATATATCTGACAAAATTTATATGATCAGGAATGTTTAAATCTAGAGTCATTCCTTTTTTTAGACCATCTATAATTTCAGCTATAGTCTGCATTATTTTCGGCCTCCTTTCTTATTTATATATTTATTTTTGCTCTTATTTTTTTTAACTTCTATCAGTTCTTCAATAAATTTTATGTATTTTTCATCGTTTGAAACCCTTGCATGACTTTTAAGTACATACAAGTTATTCGTTTTAGGTTTTCTTTTATAAATTACATTTTTTATTACAATTTCTGAAATAGCTCTAGAATTTAAATGAGAGTGACCATTTTCCCACTCTTTTTTCGTGTTATATACAATAAATCCAATTTTTTTATTACTTTTAACTTTCAATATAATAAATTCCTTATTTTGATATACTTTTTCCGACTCGGTATAATTTGTCTTATTCCAATTCGGTTTTTCCTTCATTAAGCTTTCAGATTCCCATAATTCTTTAGGAACATCATAAACACTTATAACTTCATCGATAGGCTTATATTTTTTCATTTACACACCTAATCTCCTTCTATCCATGAACCTAATTATATTTTTTGTTTTTATTTTTAGTATTTTATTTGCAAAATCAGAAACAACATCTGCAGCATCATCATGTAGTGTATATGCAGTTCCTTGAAAGTCTAATATCTGATCTGTAAATGCTTTATTATTATCTGCAAATATAATTTGACCATTATTAACTGGATCTTGTATAGTTGCAATACGATTATCTTTATTTTTATTATTCATATCATTAATAAATATTAAATTTCTTTTCTTTAGTTCAGGTATCTTTTCAATCATTTGTTGTATAGTAGTTACATCTGAACCTAAGTAGGTATTTCTTTCTATAGATATATGAGTTATATCAGTAAATTCTAATAAAATATCAATAATTGTATTACAATACTCTGTAAAACTCATTTTTTCAAGTATCATTCTTCTGATATATTTAAAGTCATTTTCTCCTAATGAACCTACTATCATTGCAAATGAGTCGGTTTTCTTTTTCTTATTAGAAGAATTATCTCCCGCTGGGTCAACACAAAGCATTGTTTTTAAAAAAATATGGTCCTCTATTTCCTCTACTGATTGAGTTCTTATAGATTTAAACCATTTTTCACCTATACTACTAGCATCATTCATTTTTTCTGACATAAATGATTTTCTATTACTCCAGTATTTAACTGCTATATCTATAAAAAAATCCCATTTTTCTTCCCATAAAACAGGATATTTCATTTCTTCTTTATGTTTTTCATAAAATTTTCTAGCTTGTATTTGAGGATCTTCTATTTTATCGTCAAAATAAATCTTTTTACATTTAATCCATAAATCACTTTCAAATATATCATCTATTGTTTGGCCATCTTCTAATAAAACAGCTCTATTCATAATAGTATGATAATCTCTATTTCTGCTAAGTTTACTTATTAAGCAATCAATATGTAAAACAGTTCCTATACTTACAAACTTAGTTGCTGATTTAACTTTTTTACCTTTTCTAAATACTGCAGTATCTCCAACTTCCTCTACTTCTTTACACCATCTATTCCATTTCTTTTCTCTAGCATCTTCAGTTATAACATCAACTTCGGATTGATAGTCATCGGCAATAACTACCGTGGGTCTTACACCTCCCCAGTTAGCACCACGGACAGAAGTAGTTGAACCTACTGCTCTTATATATGTATCATTGGTAAACTCAATTTCGCCTGAATTAACCTTGTAATAATCTTTCGAATTAGGCTTTTTACCTTTTAAATCTATCAAGTTTCCAAACACATCTTTTATAAGTTCATTTTCTAGAAATTCTTTTTTTATTGAATTTAAGAATTGTTCGGCATCATATGCAGTTTTTGCACCTAATAAGGTAAATGTTGATTTTTTATAGCAATGTAGCCATATTGCAAGTGTTTTATCGCATATAGTTGACTTTGCAAGCCCCCTAGGTTCTACTATATTAAGCTTATCGTATAAATCCTGTACAAAGGCTTTAGAAAGAATTTTCCATATTTTATAATGCTCTTCACACAATTCCCTTGCACTGTTATCATCGCTTGGTACAAAAGTTGTTCTAAGAAAATATAAACTAAAAAATGTTATATCCTTTTCTCCGATTACCTTCGCAACCTCGTTAGGAGTGTATTTCCTTCTAATATTATCCTGATTTTTAGGAAAATATTTCTTTAGATATTTATCAATCAAATATAAAGAGTATTTATTATCATTAGGAAACTCTATATCATCAAAATAAATCATCTAACCACTCCTTTCTAAATTTATTTGCATTAAAAAAGAGCAGTCAATTAATAACTACTCTTTAGTCTTTTTCTTTTTTATATATTTTCTCTTTGATTTATTTTTTTTCTTTTTAGGAAAAGTCTTTTCTAGTTTGCTTTTAGTCATCGCTCTACCATTTAGGTAGCAAATAACTTCTTCTTTTTCTTGTTTACTCTTTTTAACGAGATTATGAGAAGTCTTTCCATTGATAAATTTATCCATAATCCCAAAATTTATAGAGTTTTTATTTTTTTCAACATTTAAATAAGCTAATTCATATAATTTCATAGACATTCTCCCTTTAAATTTAATGGTTGGCTTAGTGAGATTCAAACTCGCAACCTATCGGTTAACAGCCGAGTGCTCTACCTGTTGAGCTATAGGCCAATATAAAAAGAGCAACTTAATCGCCACTCTTTAACAACATATAATCTATTATATATAGCAAAAAAACCACTCAAACGCCAATAAGAGTGGTTCCGATGATAAATAACTATTAAAGAACTTCCACTCTAGAGCAAATAGAATGTAGTTCTCTTTTTATATTTATATTATAGTATATTATGTTATTTTTTTCTATTATTCTAAAAAATATATTTATATAAATTTGATATTTATTGGAAATAAAAAGCCAGATTTCTCTGACTTTTAAAATGTATTATTTATTTTCTTATTGATATTCTTTCATTCTTCTAATTAGTGTAGCTTTGCTTATTCCTGTTACTTCTGTAACTTGCTTATAGCTGTATCCTTCCTCTTTTAGTTTCATAGCATGTTTAATTTTCTTCTCGTCATAAACTCTTTTTCTACCGTCTTTGAATCCTGGTTTCTGTTTTGCTATTGCCTTACCTTCTTGAGTTCTTTCTACGATCATATCTCTTTCAAACTCTGCGAAACTGAAGAAGATATTTCTTATAAGCTTTCCAGTAGGTGTTGTATCCATAAGCCCTATATTAAGAATGTGGACCTTAACACCTTTTTCCAATAGTGAATCTATTAACTTAATTCCAGCTGATGCACTTCTTGAAAATCTATCTAATTTAGTTACTACTAAAGTGTCACCTTCTTTTAAAAGCCCTAATAGTTTAGTGAATTCTGGTCTATCTGTTTTTAATCCACTATAAGCATCTGAAAATACCTCTGTACAACCTTCATTTAATAATAATTCTCTTTGACTTTCTAATGAGTTACCATCTTTCTTTTGTGAATAAGTACTAACTCTTGCATATCCATATTTCATATTTACAACCCCCTATGATTATCTTTTATACTTATATTGTATCATAAGTCTTAAAAGTTGTAAACCTATTTATGGACTTTAAATATTTGTTTTTAACATTTAAACATATGCAAATGTATATCCATAAGTTGTTTTTTGTTTTCCTTGTAACACTTTTTCTATGCTTTTTCTTGGAATATCAAGTTTTCTTGCACAAACTCCTATTCCTTCAATAATTTCTTCTGAATTATCTTTTATGTTTATTGCTTTAATAGTTTTCTTAGGAGTAACTTTTTTACTATATTTAGCTTTTATTGCTAATATAGAAGTATAATCATTAGTTTTTATATGTGGAATTAACTGTTGTTTTGCATCTATAGCATCTTTTTCTGTTTTAAAACGACCTATTGGTATCTGTTTGCCATTAAAATTTATTCTTAAAAACCAACTTTTCCTTTTAATATCATAATTAACTCCTTTTTCTTTGCTCTTATACATATTTTTATTTCTTATTTTTCTTAGCTTTTTACATTGTTCTTGTAATCCTTCTCTTTCACACATTTTTTCAAGTGTATATCTCGAATGTCCAGTAAAATTTTCCATATCTATAAACGTTTCGATACCTTTTTCCATTCCTTTTAAAAATTTTTGTTTCATTCGAGTATTTTTCACATCTTTAAAAACTTTACCATAATCTTTTATTTTTTCTTTGTAAAAAATAGTTCTAATGCTATTTTCTGCAAGATTATATTTATTACAAAGTTTTTCTAAAGAATAATTATAAGAATATAAATCCTCTATAATTTTTTTATTTCTACACTCTATAAAATTTAATTGTTTGATTTTTTCATTTAAATCGGATCTCACATCTATCCAAGAGTCAAGATTTTTAATGCTATAAATGATATTTTCTCTAACTCCAGTTAATTTAGATATTTTCTTTATAGAGATTGGATTATTTTCTAGCACTGACAACATTTCCTTAACCTTAGCAATTTGATGCTCTGTATAATCACTTCTTTCTCTATTTACTTTCTTTAAATTTTCTAATCTTTTCTTTCGTATTTCTTCTGGAATTTCATTTAGAAAATAGTCTCCACCTTCTGTCATATTAAATCCATTATTATAAGTATCATATTTTTTTATATAATACTTTTCTAAATCATTTAAAATGTCAAGTTCATCACAATAATGTATAGCTTTAAACTTAAAAGCATCTTCTCCATATTTATTCCAACTTCTTTGAAGATATTCATTATCATGATTTCCTCTGTTCAAAGCACTTATATGACTTTTCCATCTTTTTTCAAAATCTTGGATTGTTTGTCCTATATACATATCGCCTGTTACTACATTTGTTATTGAGTAAATTCCAAAATACATTCTATCTCACCTCTTAATTATATTATATTACAAACTTATATCAGTTACAATCAGTTGTAATCAGTTGTAATATATTTTATAATTAACTCGAGGTGATTATTTTGGCAAGAAAAGATTTAAAAAACAGAGTTCCAATTGGTTCCGCTATTGATAAAGAGTTGTATCAATGGCTTAAAGAATATTCTAACCAATCATCTGTTCCAATATCTAAACTTTTAGATAAAGCTATTCAACTTCTTAAAGAGTCTACTGTTAAGTAGGCTTTTTATTTTTTCTCAAGTTTCCAAAAAATTTTTTGTAGGATTTTTTTTGAGGTTTCATTTTCCCCTCAAGTCTCATTTTTTGCTGAGCAGTTCTCTGTGGCTTGGCGCACGCGTTAAAAATACTGGGGTATAGAATGCACCGCCCCCCTACCTGGAGCACTTTACCCCACCGAAAGGCCACTGTTTTACCTGGTTACTTATGACACTAAGTTATAAGACAAGTAAACATATTGATATCACTTACTATGTCAAAGTGTATCATAACTTATAAGTATTGATACCTTATAGAGTACTATTAATGCTGTTGTCTTTTACTATACTGGTCTTACTGTTCACTCTATTGTCTTATACCCTCTGTGCGCCCCTCTAAGACGTTGCGCTTTGTCTTGTTTGTCTTTATTCTATTGGTAATATATTCCTTGTCTTAATAGTTCTTATAGCTTAATATTATTAAAGTGACTATTCCAGCAGATTTTCAACAGCGACACCTCTTAAATACGGACCGCGATAAGCGCCCACATATAATCCCCTACGATATTTCACTATCTGTTATATCTATTACATTCCCTTCTATAACATCTGAATCATTAAAATCATCCCAAGAAGGCTCATTATTATTTTCTTTTTCAGTTTCAGGAGTAATAACTGTTTTAGTTTCCACTTTTGAAATTGGAGCGCCAGCCAATCTATTAAGTAAGTATATGCTTGCATCTAGTCTAACCTTCTCGCTCTTAGCTGACCTTGATAGGTCGAGAATATTTTGTAAAAGTTGATTAGAGAATTTCATTATACGATTGTCAACTTTATTTTTAGCAACTTCATATTGTCTATCAAGTTCTTCCATGAATTCTGGTCTTTTCTTCCAGCGCATTATAGTTTTTTCACAAACATCTAATTGGTCTGCTACTTCTTTATTAGTTGCACCATACACTAATAATTCTGCTGCAATTAATTGGTCTTCTGTTAACCTAGAATCTTTTTCTCGTGGCATAATCAATTACCCTCCTTTCTTTTTATTTCTTCTCTTAGGTGATAATATAAAATTTTATGTACCATTGAAGGTGATTCTTTTCTATTACATGCAATAATATGAAGATTATCAAATTTAGCCATTAATGAGATTACCATAGCCGCGCTAGCGTTAGGATGAACATTGCTTATATACTCACCTTTTAGGAGTTTAATATAATAATCCTTATCTTGTATAAGTAAGAACAATTTAACTCCTGATTCTTTTGCTCTTTTTAATTCTCTTATAAAACGGTTATCTTTATTTTCATCTTTTACTGGATCTAATAGATTTCCTAGCAATTCATCTAGGTTTGCTTTTCTTTCTATTAAAATATTAGGTATATATTCTCCTTGATATCTAATAGCATAATCTCCAGTATCTAATTTTTCTCTAGCTGTTTTTATTCCTTTTTTTATAAGAGTATCTTGAATTAATGTATCCTGTTCCCTTGTATCGCATATAATTTCATAATCTTCTATTTTTATTTTCATACTATCCCCTTCTATAAGCTAAAAACATTGAAATTGCAACAATTACAAAGGTTTATGCCGTAGGCAATTAAGAGAAATTCTGCTCTGTATATAATATATAAGAGTTGAACCCCTAAAAAAGCCTTATAATCATTAGAATTTCAATACGTTACAGACTTTTTATACTATCGGTTCGAGCTGGGTTTTTGGATTGATTTTATCGGTTCGAGCTGGGTTTTTAAATATGTATCATACCTCATCCATTTAAGTTTTTCATTTGTTATTGGATTTCTACCAGAACTTTTATTAGGATTATCTATTGCTTTTATAAGCGCTGATTTTTTAATTTCATATTTTATTTCAACATCTTTACATCCTATAAAAATTTCTCCTGTGGTTATACATATTATTTTTGATTTTTTTCTTCCTACTTTAGATTTAATAAACTTAGTTTTTAAGTAATTTTCTAGAGTCCCATTTTTTATGTAGTTATCATATATGTGTAATTTTTCCCACATTAATTTTTCACCTGTTACAGGATCTTTTCCAAAATACTTGCATCCATCTTCTCCATTTAGTGCTTTATATATTCCTGAAGGTTTATCATCTTTTTTTAAATATAATAAGCATTCTTTTATAGAATTAAATACTTTTTTATTATTAATACAAATAATTTTTTTATCGTCATTTATTTCTATTAATTTTGTATCCTCTAATTTTACCTGTTTCTAAGTTCATAACTTTAATACCTAAAGTTTCTTTTATTTTACTTATTGTTATTTCAGAAGGTAAATTTCCGCCAAGAGCGATATTATAACCTTTGCATGATTTATTTGAATCTAGCAATTCTATATAACATTGTTCTAATAACTCAGCTTCTGCCTTCGTCAATACTGTAAATAATATTTCATGTACAAACTTGTTCCAACCATATTTTTTATAGCTCTATAAAAAATTTGTCCTTTATAGCCTTCTCCATTTCTCCAACGCTCAATAGGATTTTGCTTTGTTATTCCTATATACACTTTTTATTTATGATATTTGTATGTTTATAAACTGTGTATTTTCTTTCTAACATATCTATAACCTCGACTTTATAAATATTTACTCGATATAAAAAAAACAAGGGCTGTAAGTTCGAGTTCTTACTTATACGGTAGCTAATCGTATAATTGCCCTTATTTGCTAACTTATTTAAAAAAACAATAATTTATTATTTCTCTTATTTCTTCTGTGTTATTTCCTCCCCAAATTACGAGAGGATTTATTATATAATAATCTTTTGTTTTTTCTCCTGCATATACTTTTGAATATGCAAATAAATAATACTTATGCCCATCTACCTTTATGTGAAATTTTCTTAAATTATCTCTAAAAAGATACATTGAATTTCGATTTGTACTTAATCCTAACAATTCACAAATATCTTTTAAACTCAACTTATCCAATCTTCCAATATCAACTTCTAAAGGATTTTTACATAATATATTTAATTTCCAATTTGCATAAGGTATTAATTGAAATACATAAGATAAAGTTTTATGTTGTCTAATTGTAGTATGCTCATACAAATATCTAGTTGTATTAATCATTATTCTTACATACTCTTTATTTTTATAAAAGTTTTCACCTTTACTAAAATATTCAGGATTTAGATAAAACTTTTCTTCTACTTCAAAAATAAGATTATGTTTTTTCATATCACTTAAAAAAGCTAAAAAAGCATCTCTTTTTAATCCTAATTTTTGCTGAATTTCTTTCTTTGTCATATGCTCTACTTTGTTATTCTTTTTATGTAATATAAGCAAATTTTCTTTTCTGTCATTATAATCAATATATGTAGCTAAATAAATTATTCTTGCTATATTAGCTCTGTCAATATCCAAATCGTAGAAAAGTAACTTTTTATTTACATAAAACATATGAACAAAGCCTCCTTGCTTGTTGCAATACTTCTTTAAATCATTTTTTCTATTAATTAATCTTTTCTGTTTCGGAGTTAATTTTTTAGATTGTTTCTGAATAACTAACTCTTCATCATTTTCTATTTTAAAATTATCTAGGAGATCTTCTGTTTCTGAGTTTACTATTAAAACATCTTTCATTTTACATATCTCCTTTTTCAAAATAAAAAGACAGTCTCGAAAAGACTGCCTTTACTTTGATACAACTACTGCATCTTAATATAATTATAATATACTTATTCTAAGTTTTCAATTAATTTTAATGAACTATACTTAAAATATATTTTTTGATTCTATAATCCACTCTTTACATATATTAGTAATAGATTCTTTTAAAGATTTTGTATTCTGAAAGTCATAAGCTATTTGAGTCATTAAATCTTGACATATTTTTTCTGCTTTTTCTCTTGTCTCTGATATGAGATTAAATGTAATAGAAGAATTTGATATCCATATTTTTTTAGGTTTATCGTTTAAAACAACTTCATATCCGTCTGGTTCATATGACATTTCAAATTTTTTACGCCAAGACTTATATATAAAATCCACCTTATGATAATGTTTAACATTTAAATTTTTAATATGTTCATCTATTTCTATATTTCTTAATTCTTTAATATAATATTCATCGTAACCAGATTTGTTGTTTTTAAAAGCTACCCATTTTTCTGCATCTTCTTTATTGTTAAAATATCCTTCAACAATCCAATCTGAATAATATCCACTAAAAATTCCATAGATCATAATATCTCCTCTTTTCTTCTTACCCCATAAAATTCTTTATCACTGTATTTATTTCATTTATTTCATGTAAAGGGATTTCCATTTCTTTTTCTAAACTCCCACACCATATAGTCTCTTCTCTATTCTTTTGAGTTTCTTCACTATCAAAAGTTATTTTTGCTATATATGGTATTGATATTTCAATAAATAATTTTTGATTTGTAAACACTTTACCAAAACTATATTCGACCTCATGATATGTTTGTTTTGTATATATAAGATTAATACCACCATTTAATAATTCTATTATTTTAGGCTGACAATACAACTTAGGAAGTAATTCTTTTGACTGTTCTACAATTTTGTAAAAATCTATTTTTGGCTTTCTATAATTGCGTAATAATATTTCATTATTACATCTTGTATATACTATTTCATCCTCATATAGATAATCACTTACATCTTGTCCTACTAAAGCTAATTCATCTATTCTTCTTAAATTTTCTTCTAAAGTCATATTCGTTGTTCCCCCTTTATAACTATTTTTTCTTTTCTATTATTATTTTTTCTCCATCATATGTTGCTATTATCTCTCTATCTTCTGGATTAAGTCCCATTTCCCTAACCCATGCAATTGGAAGGGTTATTCTGCTAGTTATTCCGCCCTTACTAGCTGTTCCACCGCTTCGGTTGAATATTACTTTTAGATTCCTTTTTTCTTTCATGATTATCTCCTTTTATAATTCATTTAGCATTTTCTTTTTAAATGCTTCTATTTTTTCTTCATCATCTTTTATTTCGTTTATTTCTTGTCTTATATTTCTTATTAAGCTACTTTTATCCTGTATAGATTTTTCTATCATACCATCTATTCCTGAGGAAGACAAAATATCTATTATATGACAATTTTTATTTTGGCCTATTCTGTATATTCTATCTTCAGACTGTATTCTCTTAGCATAATCAAAAGTAGAATTGTAATATATCATGTAGTTAGCCTCTTGTAAGTTTAGACCTAAATTTCCTATATTTATATTTATCACCAAAACATTTATATTTTTTGATGTTTTAAACTGCTTTATAGCTTTTTCACGCTCTTTTAATGTCATTTTACCATTAACATAAACACATTTTATTTTTTCTTCATCTAAAGCATGTTGTAACAATTCTAAATCGCTATTGAATTTATGCCATATGATTGTTTTGCTTTCTTTTGGTATTAATTTAAGTTGTTCTACAGTTTCTATTGCTCTATCGTAACTTTTGTGCTTAAATTCTATTATTCTAGTGCTATTTCCGTTTTTAGGATTCCAATATTCTTCTTCTATTTCTAAATTTATATATCCACTTGCTACTCTATGGAGATAATTAAGCATATTAAGAATATATTCACCATTAAAGTTATCTAAATTAATTTTATCTATAAAATATTCTTTTATTTTGTTGTAAATTTTTTCTTGATCATCATCAAAGTAAAAATAAGAATCAGTATAAGTTTTGGGTGGTAAATCCAAACATTCTTTTTTAGTAGTTTGATAAACATAAGGATTTATTTTTTTTGTTATATAATCTGTATTATGTGTATCTACTATCATGCCTGGATATTTATCTGAATACTCTAAATGATTAGCAGCAAAAGCATAAAAACTATTATATCCAAGTATTTTAGGGTGCAAAAAATAAAATTGACTATACAAGTCCCATATTCCTTGCGTAACTGGAGTTCCAGTTAAAATCATTCTATTGCTAATTTGATTTGAAAGTTTAGAAATTCTTTCTGTTCTTACAGCTTTAGGATTTTTAAACATATGACTTTCATCTAAGATTATCATAGAATGTTTATTTTGTTTTATTAGATTAACTAATTTAAAATAATATTTGTCTGATTGGCTAATTGTTTCACTTCCTATAACACATATAAATTCATCTTGAATATTTTCTATATAAGAAGTAGAAAATATAGAATGTTTACTTATGTCTGAAATTAAATTTTTTTTAGTAGAGCAAGGGCATATCCAAAATACCCTTGTTATTTTTCCTTTATTAAGTTTATATTGTATTAATTCTAGAGCTGTTCTAGTTTTACCTGTTCCCATATCCATAAATAACGCACAAGCTTTCAAGTTCTTAAGTTTATTAAAAGCCTGTTGTTGATGCTTAAATAAATTAGTCTTCAAGTAATTCATCTATAGCACCTACTTTCACTTCTTTTATTCCTACTATTTCTAAGAAGTTTTCAAATACAATTTCACCTTTTAAGTATCTCTTTAGTGTAGAAATTTTGTGTATATCATCTACATCACATATTTCAGTTATTTTGCCATCTAAAACGATACAATAGTGTGAATAACCGTAGTCGTTATTTCTATATCTTATATCCAAAATATCTAATTCACTAGCTTCAAAATCACCTTCTATAACTACATCATTTCTGCATCTTGTTTCTTGCAAATTATAAAAGTATCTTTCAATTCCTTTTTTACCATAAGTACATCTTGCTACGTAGCCTTTATTTCTAATATCACATTCTGTTTTAAAATAGAACGTATAAGTTTTATCTAATATTCTATTAACTTCTACCTGAGCTTGTTTTATATCTCTATTTCTTTTATCAAGTTCTTCTTTTATATCTAACGCTAAATTTTTCAATTCATCTACAGTCATTTCTTTTAGATCCACTATAAAGCCCCCTAATCATTATTTATTATCCAACTTCTGCTGAAATCTCTATTTTTAAACACTTCCTTTACTCCTGTTACTTGTTTTAATCTTAGTACTTCTTCTGGAGTCATTCCTAAATGTTTAGATACTTGTTCATCTGTCCATCCTTTTTTAATTAAATCAACTACCATATCAGCTTGCAAGTCTACCTTATGAACACCTCTAGCTCTATTATGTCTAACAGTAGATGCCATTAAGTTCTTTTCATCCTTTTTTAGTATGGTAACTGCTATTACATCTGATTTAAAGTAATCTTTTACTATTGTATAACGATGAAATCCGTCAACAACTACATATTTATCTATTTTATCGTCATAATAAGTTACTATAGGCATTGTAAGCCCATCTTCTTCTATGCTGTGTGCTAGTAATTTCATTTCTGGTTTAGCTACTTTATTAGGATTCCAATTATTAGCTATAACTTTATCTATTGGAACTAATTTTACATCCATGCATGGAAATTTTAACTCTTTCATTATAATATCTCCTTCCATTTTTCTAATGTTTTTTTCTTTTTTTCTTTTCTTCTCTTAACTTCTGTCTTTGTAACAACTGGTATATTATTTTCCCAATCGTTTAATAAAATTTGTTTGCATTGACCTTTGTAAGTTATTTCTTCCTCAGGTTGTGTAGCAAATCTTTTTATAAATCTTTCTTTTTTATCAAGCGGAGTAGTCTCTAATAAGAAATTTCTGTATTCAAGCCATGTTTTAAATCTTTTAGGAAGTTCTTTTACATTGTATATTGTATCTTGCTTTGCATATCTTGCCGCTATATGTATTCCTCCAATTCTATCCATTAGCTTGTTATAAGTATCTGGTTCAAATTCTGGTAATCTAGTTAAACATTTGAAAGATTTTTCATGTATTAAATTAGATACTCTCATACCGTCAATGTCATAGCCGATAGCATACATAAAATCGTATATCTTATTATATTTTTTATTAAACTTGCTAAGGTATATCCATATATCTTCAAAAGTCCAATCATAAAGAGGGTAGGCTTTTATTAATCCATCTGTATTAGTTGTCCAATTCCAATCTTTATATCCTGGATTTTGTGCAACTGCTCTAAATCTGTTAAGGCTTTCTTCCGCTCTTAAACCTACCATAAAGCAAGTTGTATTAGGATTCCATTGTTTTTCAAACCAATCTATAAAAGAATAAAACCTTTGAGGATATTCGCCTTCTATTTCATGTATTGATATTGGAGATTTTTCACGTATCCATTTTTCTCCTGGACCCCAGCTATACAATAAGTCTTGTTTGTAACTTGTAGAATTTGTCATATAGCAAGGGACTTGATACCAATAAGGTATAACATTTGAATTACTCATAAAATACTCAATCATATCTATTGTAGATTGATATTCAGCTTCTTGATCTAAGAAGAATACATTTACTTTTCTATTTCTTTTTTTAGCTTCTTCTAGTGCTAAATAAAGCATCACAGTAGAATCTTTTCCTCCACTTAATGAGCAAACTATATTTTCAAAGTCATCAAATATAGTTGATATACGTTCTTTTGCTGATGTATATACATCTTTATTTATATATATCTTTCTACCTACTTTTTTAGTCAATCTTATTCACCTTCTTATATAAGACTTTTGTAAATTCGTCTATTTGTGTAAATTCATCTGTCATTCTTCCATATAAAAGTTTATCTATAGTTGTATGCCCTGTTACAAAATAAAATTTAGCTTCCTTTTTAGCATTAGCTATAACATCTAAAAATAGATAATTTTTAACAATTGGTACTTCTGCTAATACTATATTATCTGCAAATTGTTCTTTTTCATTGTTATCATAAAAAGTTCTAACTTCTACATTATCAAATTCTTTTAAAAGTCTTTTTATCTTTCCGTTATGACTTTTTATATTTGTATATACTATAGTTTTGCCTTTTAAGTCATTAACTAACTTATATAAATTGTCATATCTAGATTGTCTAGTGTTAACAAAATCAGCAAGTCTAGTTAAAATAGGTTGTATCGTTTCATATTTATCAAATAGTTCATTTCTATAGTTTTCATATTCTTTTTCTTCTTCTTCTGTAATTTCACAATACATGGTTTGTGTATCGGCTTCCATAAAATGTGGATAATCTATTTCTGTTACTGGAGCCATTTTTTCAGCTAGTAGGTCAAAATCATGTCCCTCTACTAGTTCTCCTTTTGAGTTATATTCCATGTTATTTTCTCTAAATGCATAAAAATGTTGATGTCCTAATATTTGTCTTTTTAAATGACTAAATGGTACATAAGAGTATTGTATATCTGTTGTAAATGGAACTATATCTACTATAACTTTGTTATTTGTTATTAACGCTAGTTTTTCTAGCCTTTTAAATACATATCCCATTATGTTTTTATATCTAGCACTTCCATCTAAAATTAATAATGTATCTGGACCTGTAACATCATATGGGTCATTACTTTTATTTATATCTTCATAAAAGAAAATATAGGCATTTTTAATATTATTTTCTGCTAATTCTTTATATTTTTTAGGGCAGAAATAAACCACATTGCTACAATTTGTAGAGTTTATAAGTTTGTTTATATATCCAAACTTATTCTTTAAATTTTTAGTAAAATAAGCCTTATACATTTTTTCCTCCTTATTTATAAAATAAAAAGCCTTTTTGTTCGGAAGGCTAACCGATTATTTTATCTATCATCCCAGCGAGAAAGATATCTTAATTGATGTCGTAGCATTAACGTATTTAATTCCGTTTCTTCTTCTGAAAATTTATATTTTGGTTGTAATCCAAATCTTAAATCTTTAAGTTCTTTATTTTCTACTTCATCTTTTAATTTTGTTATTTCATCTAATAATAATTCAGTATTTCTCACATATTTTGGTATGAACTTAACGGCAACACGGTATAAATATTGTACTGCAAATCCGTAAGTACAACATAATTTATTTGCAGTTATTATTCTATTAACATCCCTATGTGACTTAAATTTTAATTTTTTATGTTCTTCGATATAATTGACTAATGAAAATTCTAAATCTACTAATTTGATAACCAATTCTTTATTACTCATTGTAACCCCCTTTTTTATATAAAAATTCTATTTCTTTTTAAATTAAACCTAATTTCTTACGCCAACAATCTGGACATATTTCATTCATTTCGTCTGTTTCACCTCTGCATACACATATTTCATTTATTCTTGTGCACACTTTAAGTTCAACCAGATTTTCTATCATATCATCTAAAGTTATTTCTTCTTCATCCCCTCCTAATAAATTAGATACTTTGTTAAAAAGGTAAGTATACATACACCAAAATGCTTTTATATCCATTTCCATTTCCTTAAAATTATGGATATATCCATTTAAACTGTACTTTCTATGTACCAATTCATATATGAAGTCGTATACTTTTCTGTCTTTTCTATCTAAACCTTTAATTTGTTTTATTTGTACTATATATGTCATTTCTCTTAAATCTTCAACACTCTCTTTTTTAGTGCCTGCTATCCCGAATCCACCATTTTGCAATTTTACATTTATATCTTGTGCCATTTCTACATCTTCTACAGATATTCCTTTTAAAAATAAACTTCCTATCCAGCACTCTGCACAAATTGGATTACATATATCTTCTTCATCTAAATCCTCTAAAAAATCTAAAACTTCATCAAGATAAACATTTTTTAAGATGCAGTTTTCGCAAGTGTAAGGGCAATAATAATTAGATGCTAAATATTTAATTGTACCAGTTAAAGTATTTTCTCCTTTTAAGTAGTTTTTTAAAATAGTATACTTTTCTAAATCATCTTTCATAGCCCCTTCTTCATCTATTGTATATTGTATATGTTCTAAATTGTCTAAATACGCATATACTTTTTTGTCATTGTCGTTTTTAAAATCTATCATTCTCATTTTTATACCCCCCTATTCACGTTCTCCAGTTAATAAGTTTAATACTTTAGTGTATCTATCGTAAGCAACATATTCATTAGCGTTGTGATCCCAATAACCACATTTTACAACGTTTCTTAAAGAACCTTTTCTATATTCTTTTATACTTATGTAAGTTCTATTATGTTTTCCTTTTTGCCAATTATTAAAATCACATTTAGCATACCAGCCGCATTCAAAGCTGTAAGTTCTTTCTATGTAATTGTCTGCCATTTCTTCTAAAGTATCTAAAGTTATTTCTTTACTTTCTTGAGCTAAGAAAGATAAACATAAACCTAATTGAGCTTGATAGTCTACTTCTGGATATTGTTCTTTTATTTCCTTTGTCATTTTATGAGCTTCTTGCATTAAATTTCTTTTCATCTTTCTTAACCCCTTTCTTATTATTTATTACATATAATATGTTTGAATAAATTCTATGTAACCTTTCAAAACTAGACTTCTTACTTCTTCTTCAGATATCCCAGTTTTGAATATTAATGTTTCTATTATTACTTCCATTGGTATGTCCTTTTCGTTTATCATTTCACCTGTTTCATCTAATACTTGTTCTTGTATTTCTTTTGATGTTTCTAATATCGCCTTCATTGGATTTATTCTTAAATCTTCCATTTTCTTTACCCCTTTTCTTATTATTTATTATACTTATATAATAATACATTCGTATCGAATAGTCAAGCGTTTTCATTTTTTTTATTATTTTTCTAATTAAATTAAAAACAGGCTAGAATTAAGTAACCAGCCCATTTTTATGTAAATTTATTTAGTTTTTAATATTCAAAAATTCCTTAGTCGCCATATAGTGAAAATTCGCCATTGTATTCACTTATCAAAATTAACTACTTCAATTCCTGCCTCTTTTAATATTTCACTTGATAATTCATCCGGATAATTTCCTAAATAAACTATTTTCTCTATTCCTGCATTTATACACATTTTTGCACATAATACGCAAGGTTTTGTTGTTACATATAAAGTCGAATGATTTATGTTAACTCCATTATATGCTGCTTGAATTATTGCATTTTGTTCAGCATGTAATGCTCTACAAAGTTCATGTCTTTGTCCTGAAGGAACTTTTAATTGTTCTCTTTTACATCCTATTTCTTCACAATGCTTCAAATCTTTAGGCGCTCCGTTATAACCCGTTGCTAGAATTTGTTTATCTTTTACAATAACAGCTCCCACTTGTCTTCTTATACATGTTGAACGTTTCTTTACTACTTCAGCAATTTCCATAAAATACTCGTCCCATGTTGGTCTCATAATCATCCCCTACTTTCTAGGATTTCCACAAGTCATTTTACCTTCTGGACATTTCCCTGTAACTATGCAAGGTGCTCCGCAATTACTAAATAATATAGGTGCAACTTCTTTTACTAACTTAAGCATTTCATCGGCTAGTTGTCTTATTTCCCATTGTGCCCTGTTACAGCAACGTTTACTAAAGAAATTATATAAACTCCTAGCGTTCATTGTGAACACCATTTTAGTTTCACAAGCATTCGGGAACACATATCTAGCATCTTCTATAGCTTCTTTTTCTAATGCGTTATATTCTTTTTTATGGTTTTTCGCCCATAGATTACGTATATTTTGATTTAATTGCAACTGTTCTTCTGTGTTTAAATTTGTATATTCATCTTCTGTATCTTCGATCCATGTAGGATATTTTTTATCTAATTTGTTTTCTATAAGCATGTCTACTAATTCATCATATGCTTTTTGTGAATCTTCCATATGTTTTGTAAATATACTTCTTGCATATGAGTCTTTTTCTATCTCTGGTGGAATTATATATTCAAATTGATCAAGTTTTACATATCTTTGAGATTGTTGTGAATATGATGCTAGTCTATGTCTTACTATTTGGTGAGAACAACTTCTTGATATTCCTTCTATTGCGAATGTGAATGAAACATGTTCTATTGGTGATTCATGCCCCATATTTACTAATGTATTTACGAATTTTGCTACTTCTTCATCATCTAGTTTTTCCATTATTCCGTCTACTCCTACTGGTGAATAACATAGTTTAGCTGCTGCTGCAACTATTGCATCTGGATTAGGCGTATGAGCCATTAATTTTACTTTTAAATCTGCCATTTATTCTTCCTCCTGTTTAAAATTTTTACAATCTAAACCTATATATAACTTACTTGGATTTAAATATAAATCATTTTTTCTACATATATATACAATTTTATTTCTATTTATCATTACTGCTTTATAATAGCAACATTGCATACAATTTTTCACATTTCTTGCCATTATTCATCCTCCCATTCCTCCAATTCTTTTCTAAGATGATTTAACTTAGTCCATGCATAGTTGAATTTATCTGTTCTTTCAAATACATAATTTCCTTGATAATCTCTTGTGAATTTAATTTTTAACCATGATAAAGCTAATGCTAAATATGTACTTTTTACAATTTTCTTTTCCTTTGTATCTACAGGTTTAGTTTGTTTTATAGGTCCTTGGCCATTAAGTTGTCTACATTTCTTTTCATCAGGATCTAAAAACATACATAAGTCATTAATTTTAGAACATTTTATTTCCTTCCCCATTTTCGTTGCATACTTGCATTTCATAGATTTTAACTTCCTCCTCCATTTTACCTTTAATTAAGCAGCCACATTCTTTACATTGACTTACTACTATGTAATTTATTTCTAAAAAGAACATCATGCCCCCACAAAGAGGGCAAGTTTTCTCCTTTCCTCCTAAGATTTTTCTCATATTATCACCTTATATATATCATTCTTCTATTTCTGCTAATTTACAATAATGCCATTTTTAAATCTGATTTATTCATTTTATCCTCCTACATATATAACTTACTTATTATCCATAATCCTATTACAACTAGGATAATTATATCCCCTATTGCTCTATTCATCTTTTTCTCCTTCTTCTATATTCCAAGACGGAGGAACTTCTTCTTGAATGCAATATCCAAGTACTTCATATACAGGGCAAAAGTATTATCGCAGCCTTCATCTGAAACAGATTCACAAGTTTCCTTAATTAATTTAAGTGCTCTTATCAATTCTTTATTATCTGTCTCTATTAGTTCTAATTCCCCGTCTTTACTATTTATATACTTAACTGCATCTTCTCTAGTTTCCCATGCTAATATGTTGAATAGAGGTGTTTTGTTGTTTAAAGAAACATTAATATAACGTACTATTGGAACTTCTTCCTATTATTTTTTTCTTTCCCAAATTATTTCTAGACCATCAGTTATTTCATTTGCTTCATATACTGCTACTATATCTAGTTCTTTCATATATTTATGTCTTAAATCCATTGTAAAATCTTCTAAAGATGTTATATTTAATGAACTATCTACAAATTCCTTTCCGTTTACAAATCGTGCATATGCTCCTCTTCTAACTTTTATTATTTGATTTTCTTTTAATTCTATTTTATTCATAATTTCTCCTTTCACCTAGGAATCAAATCCTAGGATATTAAAGTTATCTCTTTTTTTGCTCCAATATTTCAATTATCTTCCTCTTTCTTCTATTTCCCACTCTTCTGGATTATTTTGATATAACGGGCATATATCAAGACTAGGTACTAATTTCAATATTTTACATTCTCCATCTTCACATTTGTCATGGCTACTACATTCTCTTTTTAATACTTCTAATGCTTGTCTTATTTCTTCCATTAATTCTCCTCCTATTTTTCTTTTTCTAATCTTTCTATCTCTCTGTTTAAATACCAACTATTAATCATTTATTTCCACTTCATATTTATACATAGCATCATATAACTTTTTTGGTATATATTCTTTTACTTCATTTGCAACTTGTTTTATATATTCCTCCTTGAATTCTTTATAGACTTTAAATGCTTCTTCAACACTACTAAAATATCCTAAGTGTTTATTTTTGTATCTTTTAGTTTTTTTGTCATATATATTGCAATATGCACGATATTTATTTGTTCTTTTGTAAAGATTAACACCAATTGGATATTTACCTCTATTACCATCATTCTTTACAAATAAATTATTAATTCTATTAGAAACAAATACACAAGTTTCAGGAGAATACGTTTTATTTCTTTTTATAAGAATATCTTTATCCAAACACATTATTTCCCCAGGTATCTCATAATAGTTCTTTTCATACCATTCAGCAAAGTTTTGAAAGTTTAACCACTCATCTGGCATATTACAATTTTTATAGGTTGGATATTTTTCTTGAAATTTTTTATCATAGCATCTTTGTATCATATTTTGCCACACATCATAACATCTAGTCGTATTCCCATCTTTACTTACTTCATACTTACCTTCCCCTATAAATCCAATATTCCAAGTTCTTCTTTCATAAGGACAAGATATTTTTCCTACTTTAAAATCTTTATGAATTCTATTTTTAGCAGTCCAATTATATTCTGGAAAGAATACATTGATATTCATACATCCATCATATTTAACAATTATCATTTCGCTTCCAAAACTATTATAATTAACTTCACCAACTCTATTCAATCTCATCACCTTCGTTATTTAATCTTCTGCTTGTAACCCAAAGGAATAAATAGTTGCCTAGATCCAATAAACTATCCTCTAATGATTCAGATACTTCAGCTTTTCCATTCTTTAATAATGTATTTATTCTATTCCATTTATCAAAACATCTAACTTGATAACTTATATCACCAAATTGTTTAAATGATTTATCTGTTGCATTTCCATAATCTGCATTTTTGCGTTTACATAATTCCATTGTGTCAGTTACTATTTTTTTATATTCTTCCATAAATGGATTTACTGAGTCATTTTTTATATTATCCAATTCACCTTTAGTTTTTAACGGCTGTTTTCTTACATCATCTAAAGCTTTTTGTAGGGTTGTTTTTGTATCTGATTTATTTACTTCTATTTCTTCTTCTAAATATTCTCTTAAAAAATATTCACAGTCCTCACCACAGTCATAAGTTTTGGATCCGGGACAACTTTCACAATCTATTGCTATTTCATCTATTATGGTTTGTATTGGATCTTTAGCATTTAATATATAATCTATTCTTCTCATTTCGCTCATATTATTTTCCCTCCAATAGTTCTGGATTTTCAAATTTATTTCCTATTACTGTACCAAATTCAACTTGGGCATCACATATCAATTCTTCGTCTCCATCTGCATAATAATCAAAATAACAAATAAAGAATGCTCCTCGTTTATATACTATTTTTCCTATATGCTCCCATGTTGAACCAATTTCTCTATCGTCTACTCCTTCCAATCTCACTATATCTCCCTCGTATATCTCTTTACCATAATAATCTTTTAATCCTGTATATTGCATAACTTTATAATTATCGTCTTTTAAAACACATTTAAAACTTTCTTCCATACAACCGCCTTCGCTAACCATAAAGTCATATGTATTTTGTGCATTAGGATACATTATTTTTCTTTTGTCATCCCATGCTCTGAACTTAATTTCTCTCATTATTCTATCTCCTTATCATGTTCTTCTATATCTTTTATTGCGTATTCTATAGCCTCCATAGGCTCTAACTTGTAAGCTATCATATAAACTCTTGCCAGTTCTACAATTTCATTTACTTTACTTAGTATCACTTCAACCTCCTTTAGAAAAAACTTAATTGCTTATATTTAACTTGTCCTATTTCTTCTTTCTTAAATTGTTCTACTGGATCTAAATATTTTACTCTGCCACATTCATAACTGCATTTGTTATCGCAGTCTTTGCAGCATTGTCGTTTGCATATATTATTTAAATCCAGTTCTACATTATTTTCTATTTGTTCCAGTAGCATTAGTTCTTTTACTGCATCCATTCTTGGGCATCCTAGAGTTGTTAGGTTTTCACATTCAAATTCCATTTTACTCACCGCCTTATATTATTACTCCTGATGCAAGCAAATTCTTTTTTAAATTTTTTATTCTTGTATGTACTGCTTGTTTACTAATTTCAAGTGCAATTCCTATTTCTTTGTAGGTATATCCTTCAATTCGTTTTGAAACTATAAATTTTATATCTTTTATATCTATTTGTTCAATTGTATTTAAAATGTATTCTTTGTTGATTAAAGAAATATAATCTTCCTTTTCATTTACTAAAATATCTTTATATGTTAGTTTTTTATCTCCATCTATATATTCATCAATTGATTTTTTATATTCAGAATCTGTTTTCCTTTTATAACATTTTTGTTTGTCTATATATTTACATATTTCATTTTTGATACATGTGAAAGCATAAGAGGAAAACTTTGAATCTACTGATGTATCATAATTATTTATTGCTATTGCTAAACCTATCATTCCTTCCTCAAAATAATTTTTTTTATCTTCTTCTGTAACATTTTCAAAATTAAATTTTTTATTTATAACTGCATAAATTAAACCCAAATTTTCTTCTGCTAATTGATTTTTTTCTTCCTTCGTCATTTTTTATTTCTCCTCATAAAAAGATATATTTTTTAATACTATGTCGTATGTTCCGTTTTCATTTCTTCTAAAACTATATTTCATTGGATCCTCAAAATCTGCTAAATTTCCTTTTATACTAAATCCAGTATCAGTTTTTATACTTCTGTTTTTAAGTTTCTTTTCAACCCATTTTTTGTCTATTTCAAAGCTTTCAGTTAAGTTTCTATCTTCCATTCGTTCATTAAAGCTTTCTTGTAACACTTCATCTTGTATACTACTTTTAGCAAATTCTTTAACATCTACAGTTTCTTTTTCTTTCAAAGTATAATTAAGCATACTCCTTATATCTTCGGCCATTTTCATATCTTCTGTTATTGCATTTGTTATCCAACTATCTGTAGTTTTCTTAAATACTTTTGTTTTATATTTAGAATCTTCTATTTTCTTAGCATTTAGAAAATCTGTTAAAAATTTAGTTTCAAGTTGGTCTTTTTCAGCATCTTTGTCTAACAATCTAAAATGATAATAATCATTTATCCCACTAACTCCAACTAATGCACACTGTTTTGGTTTGCTAGTTTCAGGTATTCCAATTTCATTTGATATTATTTGTATATTGAATTTATTTTCTATAAAATCAATTGAATGTGTATAATTTTTTCTATAATCAAGTTTTATTATTGCTACATTTTTTTCGTTTTTTACACTATATAAACAGATTGCTAAATCGCAAGAATCTATTCCTTCACTTTGTTGCATAATATCAAATAAATATGCTGCTATTTCTTTTGAATTTTTTAAAAATGTGTTTTCGTCATATATAATTTGTTCACAACAATTTTTAACTATATTGTTGCTGTAATCATTAAATATTGCTTTTCTTAGATCATCATCTTTTGATACTCTATTTATTATTTTTTGGAAAAACTTATCTACTTCTAAGCTATTTTTACATTCATAGTCATTTAATATTGGACTATCACTATTTTTATCTAGTACATGTATTATTGATTTATGTATAATCATCTTTCCCCCTCCAATACTTTTGGCCCTAATAGAACTATGGCCATTTTGTTTATAAAATCTTTTCTCATATATGAAATTTTTGCTACAGAACAATTATTTTCTTGAGCTATTTGTGAAAGTAATTTTTCTTCTTGATAAACCTCTTGATAAATAAATCTTTCACTCTCTCCCATTTCACTCAAAGCATTTATTACAAGTCTTCTATTTTTACCTTGTTCATAGATTTCCCCTTCTAGCTGTGCAATTAATCTATCTCTACTTATTACTTCGTTTTCAACTCGGCTAGAAATTGAATTAGTTGGAGAAGATTTAAATAGATCATTACAGACTGCTTGTATCGCTCCTCTATCTCCATTTTTTATTTTTTCTATTTGATATTCTTTTTCTTTTATGTAAATATCAATATATTTTAGATTTTTTAATATTTCATCAACTTCTTTGAAAACTTCTTTATTCAATATTGCTTTCACCCCACTTATAACATCGCTTTGAATTTCCAACCTCTATCAATTAATTTTGCTATATGTTTTATTCGTCCCTCTTCTAATAAATCTATTAATCCCATCTTGTCTAAAACACCTAATGAGGCTTGTATGTTATCGAAAAATTCTTCAATTATATGCTCTTTATCTTTATCTGTTCCACCTTCTGCTTCAAATTTTGCTACCGCCCCAATAAATTCAGCTTGTTCTTCTGTTACTTTCATCATTTGTTCTGTAACAGTAAATTTATTAATTCCTTCTAAAAGTGGCATTATGTATTTGTTGTATTCTACTTTTTTATACTCTTCTTTATAACATTCATCGCATACTCCAAAGAAATCTCCAACAGTTTGTGAATTATCATATTCTCTATTACATTCCTTGCAAACTTTCATCTTCAACCTCCTCGTTTAAATAACAACTTAAACAATATCTACAGTCCTTAAATTCTTCGCAATTTTCAACAAAAAAATTGCTCTTGCATAAATCTTTTTTCATTAAGTCAGTTATAATGTCACATGTATTTTTAAAATTTTCTAATAAATACTTGTATACTTTATTTTGATCATTTTCTATTCGTCCTTTGCTCATAAGAGCAATATACTGCCAAACTTTCAATTTTTACACCTTCTTTTCACTTTGTTCTATCTTATTAATATGTCTTTTTACAAAACTTTCTGAACGATTTAAATGATATGATATTGCTAATACACTATATCCTTTTTCGTATAGTCTTTTAAATTTTCTTAGTTCTAAATCAGTTGCTTCCTTTGATATATCTATCACCATCTTTCATAATCCTAAGAGGATTTACCTCCTAGGATATTTATTTCTTAATTTTCTCTTAAAGGTATCACTCTTATTTCCTTTAAAACTCCATGTACTAAAAATGATAATTCAGTTAATATTTCTGGGTTTGTTTCTGATGCCTCTATCTCACATCTCTTATCATTTGCCACTAATCTAATCATAAAAATCCCCCTTATAAATTTATTTCTATTCTTTTTTCTGCTATTGTAACAGGTATTCCAGTTACTTCTTCTACCTTTTCTCTCATTACCACATCATCTCCATGTTTTTCACTTAAATGTAGTAACATTATATTTTTGACTTTACTTAAATCACTTGCTTTTAAAAAATCAATCACATTTTCAAGTTCAAAGTGTGTATCTTTTATACGTGCACTTAAACTTGTTTCTATGCAATATTCTTCTAAATTTTCTTTTATATAATTGCATTCAACTAAGATATTATCTATGTTCTTGAAGTTGTATTCACAGTAACAAGTATCAGTTATAAATAATAAAGTCCCTATGTCTTGATGTTTTATTAGAAATCCAAGTGGTTCTTCTGCATCATGTACCACACCAAACGGTAGAATAGTAAAATTACCTATTTGTTGCTTTTTATTAGCCTTTATAACTTTACTCCTATAGTTTTCTATGCCTAATGCTTTAAAAGTTCCCTTAGATGAATATATGTCTATGCCGTTTTTTATTAAATCTTCAATCGATTTAGAATGATCTTTATGCTCATGACTTACTAAACATCCAACAACTTTATCTAATTTAAAATCAAGACCTTTTAATATATCTTTATATCTAATACCTGCTTCAATTATTAGTGTTTCATTAGGAGTAATAAGTAAATAACAGTTACCCTTACTCCCACTACTTAATACTTTTAGAACGGACATTCTTCCTCTTGTTGTTCTTTAGTATTTTCTGCTACAACTTCTTCAACTTCAGCATCTATAATTTCTTCCATATCTATAGTTTTTTTATTAGCTTTTTCTTCTATTTCATGTTCTGGATTATCAGCATAAATCAAGTTGTCATTTTCATCTATAATTGCTTGGTCACTTAGTACAGCTTTTTGCATTTCTATACTCATAATTCCATATTTACTTATTAATCTTTTAAGGACCGTTTTTATTGCCATTGCATCAAAATCAGTTTTCCATAAACAACTTTTCCCACTTGCATAAACTTTTGAATATTTTCTAGCATGTTTTTCTGCATCTTCTTTGCTCATATATAGTGATTTTTCAAATCCATTTATAAGTCTAAAGTAAGCCATATATCCTACAACTTTTTCTCTATTTATTTCATTTTCATCTTCGTTTAATTCTATTTCCCCAGTTAATCTATTAATCTTCTTTATTTCACCTTCATAAACTTCAATTGCATTTATTGTTTTGTATTGTCCACTTCTAATAGCTAGTTGTATGCACCCTTTATACCCAATTTGAAACTGTGCTTGTTTAACCCATTGTCCATTAACTTTATTGTTGTATGGTACTAAGTAAGCAAATCCTAAATTAGGTTCTATAGGTAAATCTAATGTTGCAGCTGTCATTGCACCTTTTAGAATAGAATTTGGCTCTACACCTTTTAAATTATTTTTACTTGCAGTTATTATAGATGCCATAAATCCTGCTGCTTTTTTACCTAATACATCATTGAACTTTGATTTAACTTCATTTGTTGCCATTAATGATTCTACTGATTTGACTTTATTTTGCTGAGTAGTAATTTGATTAGCCATTATTTTTTCCCCCTCTGTACTGTACTTCTTTATATTGCAATTCTTTTAAATATTGTTCTAATTGTTTTCTATTTAATTTTCTTGTTGTAACTTTAGATGAGTAATCTTTTACTTCATTTTCAAACGGTAAATAATAATTCCAACCAATATATTTATTCTTTTTTCTCTTTTCCTTTTGTTCCTCTCTTAAACAACCACAACTTTTATAACTTCCTTTTTTTAAATTGCCAGCTGTAACTATTTTTTCATTACCACATTCACATTTACAAAGCCAATAATAGCTTGTATCTTTACGTTCTATGAATTTGATAACAGTAAGTTTTCCATATTTTTTACCAGTTAAATCTTCCATTTAAATCACACCTTATCATTTAAATAAATTCCTGTAGCCATAAATATTATATTTTTAATTTTCTTTTTTCTTTGTTCTTCTGTTAAATAATTATTTTTATTTATTAATCTACTTTGTTTACTTTTCTTTCCTTTTTCAAAATTAACTTTTCCTCTAATTGAAGATAATGTTCGTCCTAAATACCTTGCAATCTCTTTATCTGATATTACTGTATAATTTTCTTTTAGAAATTTTTCTTCTTCTTTACTCCATTTTCTACCCTTCATTTTTTAAACCTATTCTTCTGTGATAACTTCTATAGCATCTATGTTTAATTTCTTATCTTCTGTAACTACTAATTTAATCAATTGCCCTCTAGTATCTGATATTTTATTTACACATTCGCTATTATCAATAAATATTGGTGCAATTAATCCAAAGTACTCGGATAAAGTATTTATAATATCTATACCAGCGTTTATTTGACCTGCAGTATTTGCATTAGAAAAAGGTACTCCATTTATCGTTGCCTCACAAGTTTCTGCAATAGCTCCGTTCACTTGTGTAGAAAATAATTTAAAGCTAACATTCTTAAAGTGTTTGTTTATATTTTTCTCTAAAAGTTCTACTCTTTTAGTTATAAACTTTTCGTATAGCATTATAAGCCCTTCTTGTCTTGCTATTTCTACTCCAAGTTGCTTTTCTTCTGCTTTTAAATCTTCTATTCTTTTATTTACTTTCTTATTATTTTCAACTGCTCCTAATTGACTGTATAAATCTTTTAATTCTTTGTTGATTTCATCCTTTTCATTTAGAAGTATTGAATTATCTTCCGTTTCATATGTTCCTAAACTATCTAAAAGCTTGTTATTTTCTCTTTTGAGTTTTAAAATTTTTTCTTTAGAAGTTTCACTTGGTGTATATGTTAAATTTGATATTTGTTTTTCCAGGTAATTTATATTTCCTTTTTTAATATTGATATTGTTTTCTATATCGGAAATCTCTACAGTATAGTTTTCAATATCTTCTTTGATATCTTCTTGTTCTTTAACTTTTATTTTGCCTTGTTCTATAACTTCTTTTTTTCTTTTAGCTTTATCTAGGTTGAAATTTTTTTCTAACTCTGATTGTTTTTCCTCTATGTCTGATTCTTCGAATGGTCGTTTGCAAGTAGGACACTCCGTCTTTATACTACTAAAGTCAACTTTTTCTGATTGTATCTTACTGAATTGTTCTCTTAATTTGGATGCTTCATTTTCTAAAAAATTAAATTTATTTGTTAAATTTTTTATTTTATAGTCATATTCATTTTTTTTATGTTCACATGAGTATAACTCTTTTTCTTCTTTTCTTATTTTCTCTTGTAATTCTCTTATTTTATTGTCATATACTTTTCTATCTGCTTGTCTTTCATCTTCAATTAGCTTTTCATTTGCGCTAATTTTTTTCATCACTTCATCTCTTTTAGCTATTAGTTCTTTACTACTATTAGCTATATCACTTATTTTTTTATCTATATCTTTTAATTTGCTTTCTTTAGCTGATATTTTCAGTTCAACTTCTTTTACATCAAAGTCAACTACTGTTTCCATTAACTCCTCAATTTTATAAGGAATTGATTTCTTATTTTCTCGTAATTTCTTCATACTACCTTTTTTACTATCTATCAGCTTAGATACATCTTCTTGTTCTAGATCTTGTTTAACTAATTTTAGTTCTTCATCGCCTTTTATAACATCTTCTATGGATATATCTCCTCCAGCAACTTCTAAGATAACTTTTCTTTGTTCTTTCCAAGCCAAATTAGGAAAATGGAATGGATTAGTTAATAATTTGAAAGTTTCTTCATCTGCTATCTCATTTATTTTTTTGTTGTAATCTGATTTTTTAACTGGAACATCATCAATTTCATATTTTGTTGTATTGCCATCGAATACTTTTTCACTTTCTCCTCTTCTAGAAGTCCACTTTTCTTTGTATTCTTTTGACAACTTTGTTTCTATACCATCAACTTCTAAAATGCCTGTTACATGTGGATTTAAACCTCTTATATACTCGTTATTTTTATCTAAAGGTTTTAATTCAAATTTACTATCACCCTTACTGTTTTTATCGAATAAAAGCCATGTAAATGCATCAAATACACTTGATTTTCCTGTTGCATTCATTCCTGATAAAGTTGTTATGTCTTTGAATTGTATGTCTAGTTTGGAAATGCCTTTAAAATTGCTGATTGATAATTGTTTTAATCTAATTTCCTTCAAATTAATTCCCCCTATTTTTAAATAAGTATTTAATCTAAATCTTTGTCTATCAAATTTTCTAGAAATTTCATAGCATATAAATATTTTTTTATATCTTCTTTATTTAATTTTGAAAATTTATTTTCTAAATTATTGCTTAATTTTTCTATAAAATTTTTAGCTATTTGATTGCCTTCTTTAGTTAAAACTATTATATATTTTCTTCTATCATTAACAGTTTTTTCTCTGCAAACATATCCCTTTTCACTCAAATCATCTATTAAACTAGTTAAACTGCCTTTTTCTATATTTAACTTAGCACATAATTCTGTCATGTTTATTTCACTATTACCTTTTAAAAAAACTAATGCTTTTAATTGAGTTTTATTAATATTATGCAGTTCAGAATATTGTTTTAAATATTTTAAATATAAACTAGAATAAATTTTTGGAAATGTGTTTGATAAAAAACTTATTGTTTCTTGTACCGCAATATTTTCCATTACATCCTCTCCTATTTAAAAAATTCTAATGGCGATACATTTAAAGCTTTTGAAAGTCCTTTTAAAACAAATAGAGTTGGATTTGTAATTTTTCCATTTTCTAATTTTGCTATATAACTTTCTGTAACACCAACTGCGTTTGCTAATTCTGTTCGGCTTTTTTTCATATTTAGCCTTTTACTCCTAACATAACCCCCCTATGTTCATTTGATTACCCCCTTATAAGTTTCTATAAATTCTAAAATTGTAAGTGTCGGATACTTTTCTGCTATTTTTTTTAAGGTTTCTATTTTGCAAATCAATTTAATCATCTCCTTCTGCATTAGCACACCACCATGCTCCAACCACAAAACCTATACAGAAAATTAAACTTATTTCTAAAAATTTAATTATCATTTATACTCCCCCTTTAAATTAAAAAGGTATGTCATCATCATCTATAGCTTGAAATCCATTTGGATCTAACCCTGGATTTGTTATATTATTTGTTCCTTGTTGATTATCTTTCGGATAATCTAATGCTTGTACACTTCTACCACTAACCTTAGTAAAAGTTCTATTTTCTCCATCTTGAGTTTGATATCTATCAACTCTAAGATTTCCTTGAATAGCAACTAATCTACCTTTTGTTATATAATTAGCACAAAATTCAGCTGCTTTTCCTATAATTTCAATAGGTATAAAATCTGTTTCTTTTGTTCCGTCTTTTTTCTTATAATCTCTGTCTATTGCTATTGTAAAAGTAGCAACAGGTGTTCCAGAATTAGGTATGTATCTTAACTCTGGGTCTTTTGTTAATCTTCCAACTAAAACTACACTATTCATTTTTCTTTTTCCTTTCGTCAACCTTCATCATTAATTCAGCTATATTTGCTCCTGTTTTAGTTAATTCTTTATTATTAAAAATTAATTTTTCATTATTCATTTTTAGTAACTGACTTTTACTAATCAATATTAAATTATCTTTTTCTAAATTTAATTTGTTTTGATCTGCAAATATAACTGCATCATCCGATGTTAATTTAACATTGTGATATTTTTCATACATAATTCTATGCTTTAATCTCCACGCATTAGGTTCTTTTACTTTAATTAAGATATATCCATTAATATCAATTCTTTCACTACCAATTTTCTTTTTATTTCATGGCTCATTACCTTTTTTAAAAGAAGTTTTATTTGGACCTGTAAGTCCTTTAGTTCCTTTATTCCATGTTTTGTGTCCTTTTTTAAATTGGCCATTAAAACCTGTGTTATATCCATACCTTTTAATTGCATTTTTTATTTGCTTAACTTCAAACTTGTATTCGAATTTTTCATTCATTAAATCAGTGATTTCTTTGTGATGTCTACCTGGAGTTATTTCTTTAAGATATTCTTTTTCTTCATCACTCCATCTATGAATTGATTTTCCCATTCTATTTTTTACTCACCACCTTCAAGCATTTTAGGAATTTCTTTTTTATCTTTTCCATACTCTAGTTGTATTGATTTTGCTCTTAATACAACATTTGCATTAGCAATAATTTGTTTTGAAACTCCTATGACTGCTTTGCTTCTTGTAATTTCATCTTCTAATTTTTCTCCTGTTATCTCTTTATCATTTAAACGTTCTAATTGAGCGAATAAATGATTGTTTAGGTCACCCAAGGTGTTGCGTGGCATAAAATCATCCTCCTTTATTTCTTATAATATTCCCATTTTAGTTTTTCACCTGTTACTGGATGATTCCCAGCTGATTGTTTTTTATTTCTGCAACAGTCACTTATACTAGAGTAAGATGTTTCAGTTTTTATACTCGCTTCTTTTAAAGAATTAAATATTTCCCCTGTAGTTATACATATAACAGGTTTACTTAACTTTTTGCTCATTTCTTTTTTGCTTTCAAGTGTATGATGCTTTCCGTACATAGGATGTTTTTTACCTGCATTTTTACCTTTTAATGTTTTACTGATTCTCTCTCGTATGCTTCCGTAATTATTATTGTATTTGTAAGTGCACCATTCTAAATTATTAACATTGTTATTACTGGGGTTTTCATCTTTATGATTAACGCATGGATAATTATTTTCATTAGGTAAAAATGCTAATGCAACTAATCTATGCACAGTGAATTGTTTCACTTTGTTATTCTTACATAAATTTACTTTTAAATAGCCGTTATCACTTCCAGGTTTTAATTTTTTATTTGATAAGCAACTATATACATCACCTAAGTTACTGACTAGATATAAACCTTCATACCCTTTGATATCTTTCCAAATCTCATCTTTGGAGCCTAAAGTATTTCTTGGCACTTGTTATACCCCCCTTTGCAATCTCCTATTCGGTACATTTTTAAACTCAACTATATTCTTTTTACACATTTCTATAATTCTACTTGCTATAGCTGCATCATAATTCATTAATTCATCTAATGATTTTTCTGTGCTTACTATAATTGGTTTTTCTGTCATGTAACGATAATTTACAATTTCATAAATATACTTTCTATCAGTTTCACTTGTTTGTCCTTTTAATAAATCATCAATAAATAGTACAGTGCAATTTTTATATTTATCCATTTCTTTGTTGTAATTAATCACATCCATACAACATTGTTTAAGGCTCATAATTAAACTAATATACTCTGTATATTTACAACCTACATTTTGATTTACAAGCTGTATCATTATTGCGATTCCTAAATGGGTTTTTCCTGTGCCTGGGCTTCCAGTTAATAAAAAGCTACCTTTTTCATTTTCGAACTTCTTACAATAACGCATAGCTTGTAATTTTGCCTGTTTTTGATATTCTGTATCTGTTTCAAAAGAAGAAAATGTCTTTTTCTTGAAAGAATCTGTTAAGCCGCATCTCTTTAACTTTTCCAATATTTGTCTTTTTTCAAGACACTCACATGGTTTAGCTACGGTATAACCTTTTTCATCTTCCTGTAGAATATAACCTAAATCTTTGCATTTTTCGCATTGATATCCTATAGCCATTTAAAGCCATCTCCCATCGCATCTAATTCTTTTTGCAGTTTTTCTATTTCGTCTAGATCTTCTTTTTTGACTGGTTTCATTTGTTCAGGATCTATATATCCTTGTAAATCCTCGATGTTTGAATTTGAATTGTCTTTATTTTTGTGTTTGTTTGAATTGTAATTACTGAAGTTGTCTTTTTTTAATGGAAAAACTCCTTGCCAACAGTTTTCTATTGAGTTCTCCAATATTTTTATTTTGATATCATCTATTGTTGCTAATTTGTCTAATTTATTTAGTATTCCTTTAAGTGCTCTTTCTGTAACAGGTTTTTTAATGCCCTTTCGCATTTTTATAAAATCTATTATTGTTTCCTGTAAAAAAGAGTTTGAAGTATACTCATTTATAAGAACATCTAAATCAGTTCTTTTTTTCTTTTTTTCTTTTTTATTAATACTGTTATTATTAACACTATTATTATTTAAACTGTTATTATTAAGACTGTTATTATTAGTGTATTCGTTTTCGAGATATTCGTTTTCGAGATATTCGTTTTCGAGATATTCGTTTTCGATATCTCTAAAATTAATACATCGGTCTCTTTCATCCATTATGATTTCATATATATTTTTTGCTTTTAAATTACCTGATTTTACTCTTTCTACTTTTATGTACCCTGATTCTTTTAATGTTTTTAAGTGTTTAGTAAATCTATTGATTGATATTCCTAATTCTTTACACATTAAATCTCTACTTGGATAACATGTTTTTTTATCTCCAGCGAAGGCTATTAAATATGCATAAATTGCTTTTGCCTCAATTGAAAGATTTTTATCTCTCATAACTATCTTAGGTATTATTCCATACCCATCACGTAAAATACTATTTTTGTTGTATTTTACCTCCATTGAATCTGTCATTTAATCACTTCCTTAAACTTGCTGGCTTTCCTTCTCTTTTACTAATTCAGAAAGTTTAGAAGGATCTATTCCTAGAATTTTAGCTGATTCAGATACTTGAAAAGCTTTTATGATTTTAAGGACCGTATTATAATTTTCTTTATTTAAGCCTTGCAAATCTGATGCTATTTTAAGTCTTTCTTCATATCTAGTACTCATTCAACATTCCCCCTTCTTCGTTGTTTTTCGTTTATATTTATATTATATACTTATTTATAACGTAAGTCAACGTATTTTTGGACAATTTTGGTTTTATTTTCTCGTTTTTATCCGCTAAAAGTTGTTACCTGTCTGTTCTTGTAAACGAAATTTTATGTTTTTCTCGTTTATTTTGTTGTGTATATGTGTTACAATTTATTTATAATAATAATTGGAGGTACGCTATGAATGAAAAAGAAATAGGTAAAAGAATTGAATTTATAAGAAAAAAAGAAAAGCTCTCCAGAAGAGAGTTTGGAAAAATGATTAATAAGAGTGAAGATGCCGTATACAATATCGAAAAAGCTAGAGCAAAACTAAATGAAGATCTTATTGATAGCATATGTAATATTTTTTATATTAATAAAAATTGGCTTTTAAACGGTGGGAAGGAAAGTATCTATGCTTCAGATTCTAAACATATTAGATTGGCAAATATAGTTGGAAATTTAGAAAGAGAAGAAAACTTATTTGAATTAACAGAGATGCTTTTAGATTTAAATGATAGACAAATCGAAGTAATAAAAGATTTAATTAATGTATTTAAAAATTCAGAAAAAAAATAGGGAACAATGTCCCTATTTTTTATTGTTATGTTTTTTATTTTCATCTTTTTTCTTAGTCAAATATTGATAGATAAATCCTATAGTATCAATATTATCATTTTCTTCTAATAAACTTATGATTTCCTTTTTCAATTTTGTTACATAATCCATAGATCTCCCCCAAAATAGCGTAATAATACCGAACTTATGTTCTATGCAGATATATTATAATACTATTTTTCATAAAATTCTATCTTTTTATTTGAATATTAAGAATAATTTATCTACACTTATATTATACTTCCATTTATTGCTATTTTGTTGTGTTGTCCCATATACTGGGACACTATTTATATTCAGAATCAAATAGATCAGTTATCCTACAATTTAGTGCTATTGCAATTTTTTCTAATTTTACTAAATCAAGTACCGTTTCATTATTCTCCAATCTAAAAATAGTACTTTTGCTCAGCTTTGTCTTATAGGCCAACTTTCTAATACTATGTTTTTTATCCATTCTTACTTTTGAAATATTGTTTATTATCATAAATTTTATTTTAAAATAATAGTTTTTCAAAGTAAATATTAAGTATTTGGTTGTTATTCCAGCAAAAACTAATTCAACAAAAAATCCACTCAGGGGGCTAGTAGAGTGGATTTGCTAATAGGAGTATGTGCATTTTAGGCTTACTCAATTAGTTAAACTGAGTATGATTAAATCTTATACTTAAATTATATCACCAAATAAAATGTTTATAAATCGGAACATATTCCTATTTAAACACATAAAAATAACCACCCAGCAAGGCAGTTATTTTTTTAAACAGGAGTATTTTACTAAAGCAATATAGCTAAAATTTGTAAGTTCTATATCTAATATTAGATTAACACCTTTTACTTTCAATTTCAATCGGAACATATTCCTATTTATTCTTCATGTGGTTTATAATGTCTTATAGTGACTAAGGTCCCATTTTCAATTTTAGCCTTAATTTTAATAATTTCTTCTGTTTCATCTACTTCTAGACTTTTAATAGCTTTATAAACTATATTCATGCTACTATTATCAGTTTTAAAATAAATACAATTTTCATAATTTTTCATGGCTACTCTTGATAAACTAAAATCTATACCACATAGAGGTAAAGCATATATATTAACTTTTTTACCTTCTAGTAATTTAAAAAAATTCTTAATATCTACTTGTTTAACTAATTTTTTCATATCATCACTCCTCTATTAATTTTGGTTATACAACTTTTTAATCTTATTTTTTATAAATATCAGTTATATGTTTAAAAGGTTTACAATCTATTAAAAATATCGATTTTACGCCCTTTATAACACGTTTCTTTAAATTAGCAATAAAAACTAAGCTAAAGTTGTAAAATTCATTACAAAGCCGAATATAACTTTAAATCAAGATTTATATATAAAGTTAATTATTTTTATATATCCTTTATTTTCTATATCTAAATAAATGTTAGAATATTTACTTTTTCCTCTGTTTTTATACTCTTGAGACTGACTTATAATATCAAATTCTTTTTCTATCTTTTTAATTCTTCTGGCTTTTCTCTATTGTGTGTAATTCTAATTTTGAGCATATTCTCACCCCCTTGGCACTTCTAAATTATGTTCTAAAGCATAACTAACAACTCTATTTTGAGATAAATGACTTAAAGAACTTAAACCATTTTCAATAGCAGTTAAATATAATTGTTTTTCTATGTCATTGTTAGCTGCTTTAGAAGATCTAAGTTTATTATCAAGTTCGTCAACAGTATAGTTTTTATAATGTTCATTAAATGTGTTATGATATCTTGTTTTTACTGAATTTGAACTTTTTTCTTTTGTTTTAATTTGTTTTTTATTTTTAAAATTTTCTTGGTCTTTTAAATATTCATTTAAAGTCCTGATATTTTTAATATCTAGAGTCTCAAACACTTTTTTCATATACGCATATTTTTTACTAACACTTTCTTCACTTGCTGCTATAAAAACTTGTTCAAATACATCTAAATCAAATTTATTTGCATATTCTAAAAGTAGTTTTTTAGTATGTGGCATAAATCTTTTTTCAATTTTAAAAGACTTATATAGTTCTATAAGTTTTGTTTCTTTTTCAACACCAACAACAACTTCATTTTCTTTATTAATATAGTTGTTATTATTATTTTCTTTATTAGCGTATCGAAAATCGGTATCGCAGAAATTGGTATCCCTATTTTCGGTATCCCAGTTTTTAGGATTACGGTGAGATGTAGTGTTTTCAACACTTTCATCGTTATTAGTTTTTTCGCTTACGTTCGCATTTACGTTATCGTTTACGTTCGTAATATCTACGTTTTGTTTTTCGCTAAAAACTTCGTATAAGTAACCATTAGTAAGATTACCATTTTTAAGTGGAGTTCTTTTTATATAACCAATTTCTATGAGTTTATTAATACCATTTGAAACTCTAGTTTTACTTACCCCTAATTGTGTTGCTAGTCCCTGAATACTTATTTTATGTTCTGGATTGGATATATATTGTAAGATCTTAGCAAACACAAAGAAGGCATTTGGGCCTAACAAATCCAAATCATTCATAATTTCATTTGGAATAACTGTAAATCCTTTGGCTAATTTAGCGCTTGCTATGAATTTTGATTCATTGCTACTTTTAAATTTAGACATTTTTTCATCTCCTATACTGCTATTTTAAGTAAGATGAAAACTATACCATATTGATTTGTTAATAGAATTATGTTATAATTAAATAACAAATGAAAATAATGTATTTATGGATAGCCTACACATCTTACAGGTAGTTAATTACTGGCAATAATTAACTATAAATGTGTGGGTTTTTATTTTGCTATTTTTTATTAGAAAAATTTTTAAAATCATTTGAATTTTTTACTATATTTGCAATAAGTTTTGATAATGAAATACCTTTTTTTTCAGCTAATTCTTGCAAGATATTTTTTTCTTTTTTAGTAAACTTAACATTGATTCTTGAATTTTCTTCTGATACTGCCAAATAAAAACACCACCTTATATTATTCTTTTTTAAAGTGTATCACTTTTTATATAAAAAAACAATATCTAACATAATTATTTTTTTAATTAAAATATTAATGATATATTAACTAAAGTTGAGATATTAACAATATATTGATTATAAAATAAGGTTAAATGTTATTAAAAAATTAACTTATAACAAAATATTAATAATATATTAACTATTTTATTGACTTTTATGCACATTTAGAATATAATTTTCATAAAATATTATTAAAATATTAACTAATAGGAGGATGTAAAATGGCAAAAAAGGATACCCAATTAATTGGATTTGATGGAGGAAGAGGCTATATAAAAGCTTATACAGAAGTAGATGGAGAAGAAAAACAAACAATATTTAAATCTGTATATGGAGATGGTCGTTCAGGAAAAGTTGATTTTGATAGTTACAAAGATCCTAAATATTTAAACATAGAAGGAATGGACTATTTTATTGGATTACTAGCAGAAAAAGAATCTTATTCATCTATAAGAAATTCACAAGATAGTAAAACAAGTGAAACTATGAAAATTTTATTAGCTGCTGCTTTAAATGATATTGCAGTAAAAGATACTGTAAAAATTATGTTTGGAGTTCCATATAAAAACTATAAAAAATCAGTTTTAGCTGAAATAGTAGAAACTTATAAAGGAGAAACTATTGTTATAAAAGATAATATTACAAATGCTACTAAAAAAGTGTTCATAGAAGATGTTTCAATAGCTAGAGAAGGAGATGCAGCATTATATTATGCTATCAACGGAAAGGTAAACAAGGATAAACCAGTAGGGCTTGTAAATGTTGGTTTCAGAACTATGGAATTATCATATTTTGATAAAGGTTTTGTATTTAACGATAGATTATCTAATACTGTTGAATATGGAAATAGTACAATGCTAAAAATAATTCAAGATAATTTAATGGCAACTGGAATATCTAAAAGTGTAAATGAAATAGATAGTTCAAATGATTATGACACATTAAAGAAAAAAGCATACAAATTAGGATCTGAAAAAGTTAATCAAATAGTAGAAGAAAATTGGATTAACAAAGACGAAATGAAATTATATTTAGCTGGAGGAACTTCTTTAAACCTTGAACCATCAGATGATTTTGATAGAGTTGAAAATTCGCAAATGGCTACTGCTATTGGATTATTTAAATTTGCAAAATTAAAATTTTAAAGGTGATTAATTATGGCAAAAAAATCAAGTACAGTTTATTTAGAAGAAACTTTTTGGGATATGATAAATAAATTCCAAAAACAAAATAACTTGTCAAGTAGAAATGATGCAATACAAGTAATATTAAGTGAATGGAGTATATTAAAACAAATTGATTTTAACAATATACAAGTTAACGTAAATATTGGTGACATTTCACAAGTTATTAAACAATCAGAAAATATAATAGAAGATGAAAAAATAGAAGAAGATGAAGATCAAAAAATAATAAAAGAAAGTCTTTTCAAAATGGAAGAAGAAATGCCTGATTAAAAAGATAAGCTAAGGTTTCAGATAGCCTTAGCTTTTTTGTTTATTTACTATTAATATAATCGTTTAAAATTTTATTAATTAAATTTGTTAAAGACCTACAATCGTTTTTTGCTAATTCTTCTAATTTGGATTTTAATTCCCTATCCATATTTATAAGCACTCCGACTTTACTTTGTTTAACTGCCATAGTATCACTTCCTTTTTTATAAAATCTTACTATATATAAAAATTATAGTCAAGTTATATAACTTTTTACTTGATTTTTATATATAAAAGTTATATAATAGATATATAAGGAGGTGGCAAAAAATGATAAAAAGTTATAAAGTAAGACTAGAACCTACAAAAGAACAAATAGAATTGATGTTCAGGACTGCTGGGTGTACTAGATTCGTATACAACTGGTGCTTAGCTTTCCAAAAGGAAAGACGAGAACAAGGAGAAAAATTTGTAAGTGCTATGGGTATGAGTAAACATTTAACTGCACTAAAAAAACAAGATGAGTATAGTTGGCTAAAGGAAGTTGATAGTATAGCACTTGTTGGAGCATATACAGATGCCTGTACAGCATTTAAAAACTTTTTTCGAGGTTGTAAAAAAGGTCAGAAAATAGGTTATCCAAAATTTAAAAGCAAAAAATACTCAACACCTTCATTCATGCCTAATTATTCAGCTATTAGATTCAACGAAAATCAAGTTAGGTTGCCGAAAATTGGGATAGTGAAACTAAGTAGAAAAAACTATATACCTATTGTAGACAAATACAGTAATCCAAGGATTACTTTTGATGGAATTAACTGGTATATATCAGTTGGAGTTGAGGAAGGTGAGTATATTAGTGAAGAACTTAAAGGAGTTATAGGAATTGACCTTGGGCTAAAAGATACTGCAATACTTAGTACAGGCAAAAAATATAAAAATATTAATAAAACTGCTCATATAAAGAGAATAGAAAAAAGACTAAAAAAACTACAAAGACAGGTGAGCAGAAAATATGAACAAAATAGACAAGGAAAAATCTATAATAAAACAAATAATATAGTGAAACTTGAAAAGGAAATTAATAAACTACACAAAAGACTTGCTAATATTAGAAATAACTATAACCACAATATAACTGCTGATATAGTCAATATGAACCCCGCTAAAATAGTTATAGAAGATTTAAATATCAAAGGTATGATGAAAAATAAACATCTATCTGAAGCGATAGGAAAACAAGGGCTATATGAAATAACTAGACAACTTGACTATAAATGCAAATTTAAAGGAATTGAATTAGTAAAAGCAGATAGATTTTTCCCAAGCAGTAAAACTTGTTCTAATTGTGGTCATGTTAAAAAAGACTTGAAACTAAGCGATAGAACTTATATTTGTCCTGAATGTGGTACTGTAATTGATAGAGATATTAATGCAGCTATTAATTTAGCGAAGTATAAACCCGAATAACAATCACGTAAAACGATTAATTCGGTATGTAGGGAGGTTTAACCCCGATTTTATGCCTTTGGAGGATTACACAAACCCAAGTAGCCACGGCAAAAGGGAATCCCTTGAAGAAGGAACCTTGTTGATTGGAATATGTTCTGTTACTATAAAATTATTGGAATATTAGCAACTTAATTCTTGTACCTGTTGATATGACTAGATTAGAAGTATATGTTAATACCTTATTAGATATATTATTTTTAAATATATGTTAGTTTTTTAAATGATTTTCAAACATGTAGAATCCTTGAAACTCTTGGTATTGCTTAATCTTATTTGTTACGAGTAACAGAATATATTCCAGTTAAACAAGGATTAAAACCCTTTGGTTGGTTCATGGTAACCTTCCTACAAAGTTGTAACAGAATATATTCCAGTTAAACAAGGATTAAAACATATTATCGGTCGCTATCGGTCGCGTCCGATAGAATTGTAACAGAATATATTCCAGTTAAACAAGGATTAAAACTCTAGTACCTCATAAGAACACTCAAATAAATTGTTTTCTTGTAACAGAATATATTCCAGTTAAACAAGGATTAAAACATTGCCTTATCAAGTAGCCTACTAATAGGAATACTTGGTAACAGAATATATTCCAGTTAAACAAGGATTAAAACGAAATTGCCATATATTCACCTATATAAAATTATAAGGTAACAGAATATATATGTGAAATAAGACTATAATATCACAAATTATGATATTATATAAATAGAGAACTACATTCTATTTGCTTTAGAGTGATAGCTTCTTGATTTAATGATAATTAAAACTTTTGTTTAAAGATCACTCTTACGGCCATTAGAGTGGTTTTTTTCTTGCTTAAAACAAAAAAGCTAGAGGTTAATCGCCCCTAGCTTTTTTATTGGTCGCTATCAGTCGCTATCGGTCTATTTTTCAAATACTTCTACATATTTGGGACTGGCAGTTATATAAACTCCGGATTTTAGTTTATACATATCCGTACCTATTCTTTTTATTTTTTCTACTACAGTATAAACTCCACCTTTTGTAACAACCCCTATTACGCTTTTGCTTGTAAAGTCTGGTTTACTATGCATGTTTATATCTTGTAGTATTTTAACATATAATGTTTTGTTATTACCTGTAGTTGTAGTAGGTACTATTGTAACCTTACCTTTACCATTCGTACAATTAACTATTTGATTAACAGATATTTTGCCTGCTTTTAGGTTATAACAATCCAATCTAAATTGTTCATATTTATCTTCGTTTAAAACCATGTAAATTGGACATAATTTATAAGCACGACCAACTACATCAGTATGTCTAATTATATCCTTTTTAGGATTAAGTCCTTTATTAGCACATAACCAAGTACATAACCATACCATAGATTTATATGTAGCATCTGTATAATGATTATCAGAACCTGTTGTTGCAACTTCGACTCCTATTGCATAATCATTTGCACTATTAGTACAATAGCATTTTTCAGTTGTAGGTATTAACTGATAGATAGTACCGTCAAGATCTATAACAAAGTGAGCACTAGCATATATATATTTTCCATTAACTTTGTACCCGTTAGCAACTACATTATTAAAATAAGATACAGTCTTATAACCTGGTACATCTGCTTCACCAGTATAGTGAATCGCTACTTTTGTGTAATTTAATGGAGTTCCAGGTCTACCATATTTGTTTTTCTTTTGCCATTTTTCAACTATTGTTGGTTTTACTATTGACATTATATCATCTCCTATTTATTTTCAATTAAAGCCTTGAAACTTTGGTGCAATCCTACACTAGAAAGCCCACTTAAAAGCCCTCCTAAGAAAACATTCATATCAAATGACTTAGATATTGCTATGTTTAATACAACACCTAATACAGCCATTATGAAAGGAATATACTTATTAGGAATAAAGTCAAAGCTAGTTTTTATAACATATCCTATTCCACAACAACCTAATACAACTCCAATGACTAAATAACTATTAATAACATTTAAATCTATCATAATTAACCTCCTATTCTTCTAAGTGATCTATTCTGTGATGTGCAGACTTTGTTGAATCTTCTACTTTTGCCATTCTTTCTACTAAATTATTATGTTTATCTACTCTAGTTGATAAAGTTTTTATATCTTCTTTTATACCTTTGATTTGTTCTTGCATTACTGCAGTAGTTTTACTATTTGCAAAATAAGAACCAGCTAAAGTTCCTATAAATGCTATAATAGCAACAATTATTTCTGTTTGCATATTAATACCTCTCAATTTTCTTAAGTATGTTTTACTCTATCTCTAAGTTCTCCTTTTTTACCATCGTTAAATTGTCGAACTTCACTTAAATAACCTGTAATTCTTCTGATTCTTTCAAATGAAACAGGAACAAGTTTATATTCTAAATCTACATACCCTTTATCGTCTATTGTTATATTTAGATATTCAATTTCTCGATTTGGATATTTTTTATGAATATGTTTTATGTAAGCTTCGATTTCTCTTTGTTCAGCATGAACTCCTTCTGGAGTTTTTATATTTATTTTCATCTTTTCAAACTCCTTTTTACAAAATAAAAGGGATTACAAATTAGTAACCCCCTTAGAAAAAATGGTAAGTGCCTCTAAATACTATATACACATATAACTTTTAAAATTAAAATTCGATTAAAATATAAATGTTTTTTTATTAAGTCCACATTGGAATCACCCTCTTTCATAGCCAATAAGCAAAAGAAGGACCCACTCTAAAAGTAAGTCCTTTCCGGAAAAGGTTATTAAACCGATTCCTTTGCTCGTTGGGGTTTCAAATGAGAAATTATTTTATCTACAATTATAGTGTAAATTCCCAATAACAAATTTGCAATCGGAACATATTCCTAATATTTATAATTTAAGTGTTAAAACTTTGTTAATTAGTAATATTTTTATATATATTTTGCATATGCTATGATATGCGAAGCGTTTATGAAGTAGCGACAGCGACCGTAATAAACGTAGAGCGGTTATATCAAGTTTATAGCAATTTAGGTATACTATGTGTATTTTTATCTAGCACAGGAATTTATATATTTTTATATAAATTTACATAAAAATAAGGAGGGATAACCTCCTTTTATTTTGGTAATCTTACCACAAATGCAGCATATACATTATCTTCATTTCTAATAAGGCAAAGAGCATGATATCTTTTTAGTTCTAGTAAATCCGTTTCTGTGTATCCTTCCTTATTAAATAATTCCTTAAGTTCAATAAAACATTTTACATCAGCTCCAGCAAGTAATAAAAAACTACATCCACTACTTAGAATAGCATTTTTACACTTTTTTGTACATTGTTCTAAAAAGTGTAAGCTTATAGTAGGAATTAAAGAATATTTTCTACATTCTGTGAGAATATCTTGCAGGATAATTTGTGCTGTAGGAAATAAATTAATTTCATCTATAAATATTTCTGTGCGTGTGTTAGCTTTTATTTGTTTTGCTAACCATACTTTAGAAAGATAAAATGTAGCTATTAAATCTCTAATATTTCTATTTGTAAAATCTTCTTCTCTAGCTTTTATAATAATCACTTTATTTTGATCTAATGCTTTTACAAAGTCTATATTATTATTTCCTGGTGTATTATAAGCTAGTTTTGTATATAAATTAGTTTTTAATACGCTTATTCTATCTATTATTCCGTCTATCTTGCTATCATAGTTCTCTATATTTCCATTTTTATTGACTTTATCTAAATCGTATAAATCTTTAATTTCATCTGCAAGTAAAGATTTTTCATTTTCTGAAAGTTTTTCTAAAAGATTTTTACGCACATCAGGATATAAAAGTATCTCTATAATTTCTTTGAAACTAGCGTTAAAATTCTTATAAAATACTACGGTACAAGCTGCATAAAAGTAACGTAACATTCTAGGAGTTAATTTTGTATCAGCATTAATAGTATTAAGTAAAATGTGTAATTGTGTACCTTTTTCCATACATTTAGCTAATTTTCTATACTTATCACTACTATTACACATCAATTCATTATAACAGAATCCTTGTAATTGTTCAGAGTTACTACAATCTATTTCTATTAATTTATCTTTCGGAGTTATTTGTTTAATAGATTCTGCTAGACTGCAATCTCTTATTATATCTAATACCACAAGGCCATCTCCTTTTGCTATTATAGATTTAGCTAGATTTTGCATATAATAAGTTTTGCCACATCCCATACCTCCCATAAGAACTCTTCCAAGTCTACTTATTTCTTTGTCCGTAGAATAATATACAGGCGTATTTTTTATAGAATTTCCAATTAATATATCTCCTGTAGCTAGACATTTAGGAAAATCTTTATTATATACTCTATTATGGTTAATTTGTGGAAACTGTTGTATTATATCAGCTCCTGGAAGTGCTATAAAATTACTACACTCATACACAGATGTATTTAAGGTCCTTATATTTCTTTTTATTTTCTTACATATAAATTCATTATCATCTGATATAACTGAATATGAATTTGATATCGTATCTATAATAGATTTTTCTCTATTGATTGTTTTAGCCTTACCAGATAGTATAATTTGCGTTTTACATATATCAGAAGTAGCCTTCTTATTTGTATTATTACTTAGTTTGTTGAAATTAACTTGTTTATCCACTTGTTTTACATCAAATAAGAAATTTAAAGTAGAATTAATAAAATCTATGCTATAGGACAATATTTTAATAACTACATTAGCTACGGCATTTGATGCATATTTTATATTTGTATTCTTATATTCCTTAATAAACTTCTGGCAAGTAGATTTAAAGTAATTACATTGTTTTTCTGAAGTAGGTATAAAATTATATAATATTCCTGCTTCTTCTCCATCTTGTAATAGTTCTATAGCAGACATATTTGCTGATAACAAATCGTTATTCCTCATATCTGTAGAAGTAGATAGAAAATCTTTATTTTTATAGATTAATTGATATCGTGATCCAGTTATAATCGGTATCGAATTAATTTCTTTTATTTCTACTGATTTCCAAATTTCTTTAAACTTTACTCTAAATTTAGAATAAAATAATTTAGGAACTATAAAGTAAAAATTAATTTTTTCTTTTGTTATGTGAATATAATAACTAGCTTTTAATTGCGTTCTTATAATTAATTTATTATCTTCTATCTTTATGAGCTTATTAAGATTGATATACATTTTATTTACAAGTTCCAATATAGAATAAGTCCTATTATTCCTAATTGATTTACTTGGTATTAATTTAAGATATACATATTCTTGATTTTGTATCTCAAAATATTTTGCTATAGGAATACTTTTAAGCATGAGTAATTGCTCCTATAACTATGTTAAGGATAATATATATACAAGGTATCATAAATGCCCATCTCTTACCTTTCTTATACCCAAATACATATAATAAAAGTGCTATAAAACCTGCTATAAGGCATATATCAAAAGATAGATTTTGTATAGCAACTAAAAGCTCATATCCAGTTTCTTTAATAAATTCTATCGGATGTAAGAAATTATCTAAAATATTTATAACTTGATTTAATTTTTCTTCCATATCAATACCTCCTAAAATCTAATCACTGAAAAAAGTTTCGGATAAAAACTTAATAATATATAAATTAGGAAATATTGTATTCCAGATGTTGTTGCTTGCTTAAAATCTGCCCCTTGTAAAGCATTTTCTATAATGCTTTTTATTCCCATACACATACAACCATATTTAGCAAAGACCATTAATAAACTAAGGATTTGAGTAGCTACGTTTGATATTTCAGTTTCTGTAGTTATACAATAAGAAATTAAATTCTTATTCATAAAAATAGCTATTAAAACAATAATTCTTTTGTATTCTTTTTTATTCATCTTTAAGTTATTAAGAAATTTTTCAATTAAAGTGCAATCATTTTCTGATATTAACTTATATTCCTTAAAACTATAAGATTTCATGTATAAAAATCTCCTTCCTGTTTAAAATAATAATTAAAATATGAATTGACCGAGGTGATAAAAATGAGTGAAGCATTATTTTGGTTCGGACTTGCTTTTCTATTTGACTTTTTGAGCAAACTCATTTGATTCTTTTAGCATTTCTTTTCTAAGAATGTATTTTATATAATTACTTTTATTACCGTATTCTGCAAATTTATCTTCTAGCCACGATAATAAAAGTTTATCATCCATGTTATTTTTAAAACTCAATTGGATTACGGTTTTATTATTTTTCATAATCTAAACCTCCTTTTACTTAATTCTATGCAAAAGTATGGAAAAGATTACACTTTTTATAATTTTTTAATAAAAAAGAGTAGCTATTGATTTAGCTACTCTTATTATCTTACTTGGTATTTACTTGGTAAAATAGGTTCGCAATCATTTTTAACTAAGACAACATTTTTTTCTTATAATTTATCGCAACGTTTAAATAATCAAGCGTTGTATCTATGCATGTATATTCTTCATAATCAAGATTTATTTTATTTTTTACTTTTTCAATTATTTCATATGCTTTTCGTAATTCTTCTCTTTTATCTTCTTCTAACAGAATATACTCTTCGTTCATAATTAAACCTCCTTTTAATTATTAAATATCTATTTCTAAATCATATTTAATCCAATTTATAAAACTTGACACATCTTCAATTCCATATCCTTGTTCTAATGAATTTTCAGATAAAAATTCTTCCCTAATTAATCTACTTAGAAATAATCTAAATTCATTTTCTGATAAATTTAATAAATATTCTTTAATATCTTCTTTTGAGTGATTAATTCCACTATCTGTTGCTCCAGTATCATAAGCGAATCTTTCCAATATTTTATCTTTCATAATATAATCTCCTTTCTAATTTTGGGTATACAACTTTAATTGTGGAAAAGAAAAGAGAGTGAATTAAAATTTATCACTCTCTAATACCTCTAGTAGTTGTGGAATATCTACTCCGAAACCTTCTGTTAATTTTGTACTTCCTACGAAATCATTCCAACTAAATGCCGTAGTAAATGTATATGTTTTGTTACTTGTATTTGCTCTTGTATATTTAGGTTTTCTAGTAGCACTTGTACCGAATAACACCTTTGCTCTAAGTACCTCAAAAGAGTAACCTCTACCAGCTTTCTCGATGTTCTTAATCAAGTTGTTTAAACTCTCTGTATAAGCATTTGTAATTCTACATGTAAAGTAATTAAATATCTCATACTGCCAGTTATCAACTGTTTTGATTACATCTTGGTAGTATTTCATATCCTTTGGAACTGCTTTTTTCCAGTCCTCATAAGCCTTTAAAGCATCTTCTCGATTATCATGTTTATAGATATCCCTAAATTGTTCTTTTAACTCATAGGCTAACTTTAACTGTGGAAAATCTAGAAACATTAGCTGCATATCCCAAATCTGTTTAGGTTCTAAATCTTCCTTATTCCTTAATAGCAAGAATCTATCCTTTAACAGCTTAGACCTTTGCTTTCTGTCTAGAGAACCTTTAAATGACTTTCTCTCACCTTCTAAAGCATTATTAACTAATTGTATTACATGGAATCTGTCAACTATTACCTGAGCTTTTGGCAACTCCTCATAGACTGCCTCTTTGTAGTATCTCCACATATCTATAGTTACTACTTCTATGTTCTCCTTGTTAGGCAATTTGCCTAGAAAAGCCTTTACATCAGATTTCTTACGGCTTGGCTGGATATCCAATACCTTACGTCCAATTATATCGGTGTAAACGGCTCTCATGCTTTTATTAAGATGTGCCTCGTCTATTCCTAATATAACTGGAGTAAGGAAGGTCATATCCTTTTCTAGCCTTTCTATGTAGGCATTAAATATTCGCTTTACTGTAGTAGGAGAAACACTATATTCCTCTGCTATATTAGCAAATGGTTTTTTAAGAGATTCTTTTTCTATTTGCTCTCTTAAACGTATAGTGATTTTATCTCTATCGTCAATGCTCTTATAATGCTGACTAAATGTTGTATTGCAGTATCTGCATTTATATCTGTTAGTGTGTATTTCAATGCCTACACGTTTTCCAAAACTGTTTAAATCTCTTACAAACCTTTTAGACTTACCATGCTTATAGTATTCCACACCACCGCATTCAGGACATGCTAAAGGCTCTTTAACTGGTTTAACTATTACTGTCATGTCATGTTCATCTTGTATTGTGTCTATAACTTCAAACTCTGGTAAATTTAGTATATTCATTTTATGATATCTCCTTAAGCTACTAACTCAAATCTATATTCTAGTTTTATTCCTTATAATTTTTAGGGTATCTATAAAATACCATCTTGGTTATAGCGTGGAAGGTACAAGGCGCTCCCTTATCAACTGTTATAATATTCAATAATGGCACTTCTTTTTTATGATAATTTACTGGGTATAAATGTATATCATTATTTATTTCCATAAGAACAGATGTGTTAAATTCTACATATTTTATATTATCATTATAATAAAAACTAGGATTTAAAATATCTCCCTTTTTAAATACTTTATATTTCATAATAACCTCCTAAATAATATGTTTTACTAAATTATATCACAGTTCTAGTTGCAATTTCCACAGTTAAAGTTATTTTGAATAATAAATTTTATATTCACTTTTCAATGTACGTTTTCTTACTAATCCACAGTTATAGTTTCATACCCCTAATTTTTAAATGGTGTACCTTTATACTCCACCATATCGCAAAACTAAGTACGCAATATTTTTAAATTGCGAATCAATTTCTTCAAATTTAGTAGTAGCAGATTTTCCGTTTTCATCTATGACTAAATCTGGTGAAGTATAAGGATAATTAAATCCATCCTTACCTTTTCTTGTCTTTATATTTTTTGACATTTATTTACCTCTTTTATTTTTTATTATGCAATTGATTCATATTATTTCCATTGTTTTACTCTTTTATAATCACGTTATCTAATGTTGAATTAGTGCAATTTATGAATACATTATTTGTGTTTTTATAAGTAGTTGGTTTTACGGATGATATAACTGTTGTGCTAAAGTTTTCGAATATATTTGAAGACAATACCAAGCAAGTGGTAATTTTATCTTCACTGGTAGAACATAATATACCACAAACCTTATCTGCACTATGAGCATTAAATATATTATTTGAAATAATATAACTACCTGTTTTTAGTAGAATCGCCCTTCTATCTTCATTATATGTTACAGCTTTTTTTCCAAATTCATAAAATCCGTTATTTGATATAATGACTCTCTCGGCATTTGCAACTATACATTCCTTGCTACAGCCCCAAAAGTTACATCCAATTATGTTAATAGATTGACCACTAGCAATATTTATTGCACTATTTTCCTTATCAGATATATTGTCCCAATTATGGAAAGCAGTAAATTCGCAATTCACGATATTAACATATTTCATGTTCTCAGTATAAAGACAAGTTCTGCAAGCATCAAATCCACTATTAATTATTTTTATTCCATGAGTAGGACTTTTAGATGATACTTGTCTTATAGAAACACCAATTATATATGACCAACAAAATATATCATCAAAAACAGACCAATCACTTCTACCAATGTCAAAGGCTGTTCCATTATCTCTTGTCCACTTTGCAAACTCATCAGCATTTTTCACTAAATTATATGCGCGAATAGTATTGTAATTAAAATGTACTGTCTTAAATCTATCTATATCAGAACCGTTATCTATTATCAATCCTTTATAAAGTGCATATCCTTGTATATTTGTTCCTACTATATATTCATGTTCAACAGAAAAGTCCATAGCAATATATGGATTAATAAAAAGTAAATTATCTAATTTTATACGTTGTGTTCCAGGATTAGCTTTTATTGTTGCTGGATAATTAATGGCTGGTTTTAATATATCAGAATTCCAACTTTGATTTGGATAATAAAACGCTATATTTTGTATTAAATTTCCACCATTTATAGTTATAGCTGGATTATTTTCATCTGTACAATTCAAAATAGTTCCTTTTAATGTCTCAGTATCAAAAGCATATGTTCCGATTAAGCTACATCCCCTTTTTAAGTCTAAACTCTTTATAAGATACTTTTTAGATGAAAAGATTACAGTATTATATCCACTATTAATCGCGTCTTGTATGGCTTTAGTATCGTCTGTTATTCCATCACCTTTTGCTCCAAATTCTTCAGGAGTTGCGAATGTTTTATATCCCTTTTCTTTAAGTTGCGAACGTGCATCTTTATCCTTATAGTATACAATTTCACCTGTTTGTGAGTTTTTATATCCACATGCATATTTTTCATTATCTGCCATTTAAACCACCTCCTAGATTGTTGTTAACTCATTTTCAGTAGTAACCGAATTAAACACTAATAATTCGTTTGTCTCATCATATGTAATACTTGTTGTTCCACCTGTTCCAGGATTAGGATTTTCAGGCGTAGCATCTGCAGTAGCACTTGGTGAAACTGTATAAGGGAAAGTTTTACTACTTACTAGTTTTTCTAAACTGTTTTCTATAAAAGTATCAAACAATTCACAGTTACAATCTCCAGCTTGATTTGTAAATTTAGTTTCTAAATCAAATCTAAATATAGCAATTTCATCATCTTCACCTTGAATTTTTTTACCTGTTTTATTAACTGTTTCTCCAGTTTTAGGTTTTTTAACTTTTAAATTTAAACTGTGATTAGTAACTTCTGAATTTTTTAGATAAGCAACAATATTATCGTTATTAATTGCTTTTAATTTTACGAATAAAGTTGATACATTTTTATCTGTAATAAAAAAAGAAAGATAGTCTGAAGATATCTTTCCTGTTATTAGATCAAAGTCAATTGTATAATCTCTCAAAATTTCTTTCATTTTAGCTCTCCTTATCCTTGTATAGTTGCTGTTATTGTACAATTACCATCAAATACTGCATAATGATTAGAATCATATGCTCCTTGAACACCGAATCCTTTACATGTTCCAGCACTAATAGCATTTAATACTGTTGCATCTGTAATTTCTATTGTCTTACTTGTATTTATTGGAGTAGTTATAGATGCACTCCAACCACTTGTATATGTAGGCATAGCTGATGGTTTTGTTTCATGAGCATGCATTTTTAATGTAGCAGTTACATTACCATATATACCGCCTTGTATACGATTAACCTTTACAGTTAATTTAGTAATAGTTTTACCTTTAAGCTGTGTGAACTTAGAACCAAATAGCCACAAACCGTTACAATCACCCCAACCATAGTTGCCCTGGCGTGAAGTATTGTCTTGTTTGTAATTATTATACATTGTACTTCTATAAGTATCTGCACCTGTACTTGTTATAGTAACGGTAGATGTGGCAGTTGTAGTATTGTTATTTGTTCCAACATTACTTGTTGTATCCTTTATTGCCCCAGATTCAGAATATATAACTTGAGAAGAACTATCTTTAGATATTGTACCATTTATGGTTGTACCATCTTGTATATAAATAGAGCCACTACAATTAGCATTTTGAGCAATTCCATTAACTTTACCTGTAGTGTTAGATTCAAACACACGGCCACCGCGTTCTGCAACAACTCCATTTTCGCTACCACATATTTTTACACCTTCCAAATCTACATAAGAGCCTCTTATTCCACCTACTGCATAATTTGACGCATTGCCAGTTTTGCCATACACCTCTAAATCAAATAAAGCTGCATAAGGACAATTGCGAAATACCACAGCATAGTTTTTACCGTCTTGGGCTAGTAATTCGCTTGGTTGTATAGCTGTAGATGTTCCACTTGTTTGATATACTTCTTCTTTTACCATATAACTTGTATTTGTACTCATCCATCCACTTTTTCCGTTATATGTAGTGTATCCCCAACCATTTGAGTTAAAGTTTGTAAGCAATAATGTTGCTCCAGTTGGAACTGTTTGAACTATATTGTAAGAAACATCTCCGCCCGTACGCATGTTTACATTTCCTGTAGTTTTATAATTGCTGACTAAAACTTGTGTAGTTGTTCCGGTTCCTTGTAATAATATTTCTGCTCCACAATTATGGCCCAGTATATTGCCGTAATTATTTTTATTAAACAGAACGTATAAAGTTCCACCATTAAATCCTTTAATAGTTATATTTTCATACAATATTGAATTAACTGCTATACTTACTGTATATCCATTAAGATTTTTTGGAATAGATTCAATTGCTCTTTGTAAGGAATTAAATTTGCCGTTATTTTCAAATATATTTGGAGTATCTGTTATAGATGTATCAACTGTAAGACTAATATCAGATGTAATTCCGTCATTAAAATAATTAAGTTGTCTAACATTTAATGCATCTGCTGTTAATGTTCCTGATACATTAAGACCATCTACTTCTAAGTCTGAAGATATTTTCCCACTTGTAGCTTCTATATTACCTTTAAATTTTCCATCATTAGCTTCCATATTGCCATTTTCATCAATTTTAAAGCCACCATTAATAGTGGTATAACCTTCAAGTTTTATATTATTTGCTCCTAGAAGTATATCACTAGCTGCTAACAATTGTATAAATGTAGGTGTCAATGTAATACTTGACTCATCTTCTCCATCTGTTGCTATTAAATTCAATTTCTTTGCTAATAAAACAAGAGCTGGTACACCTTGACCATCAATTAATATTTCTCCATCATTGCCTTGATAGAATATATTTCTTGTACCACCTTCTGTTAGAAGATCTAAAATAGTTTCTTTTGTAATAACTTTACTTTTTTCAAGCTTATCTGTCGCAATATTTTCATCTTCTTGATTTAATGCTGTCCTTATAATTTCAGCATTATTAACATAAGATGCATGTGCCTCTTCTAAATCATATACATCATCCTGTTTTATTTCTTTGTTTGCTATCACATTAGTAAGTATATTAAATAAAGCATTATAACTATCAGAGTAGTTATTATACTCTCTAGTTACCGTTTCTTTGTTCATAATAACCACTCTCCTTAAGATAATATTCTTGGTCTAGCTACAAATAATAATTTGTCTGAAGTAGTAGATTCAACAGATTTAACTCTTACTCCATTTTCACAGATAGTTGCTTCTATTAAAGACATAACTCCGTCTACTTCACCTACACAAATTGCAACATGTGATATATTCATAAATCTTTCATTATCAAAAGTATCACTATCATAAAATAATAAATCTCCTGCTTTTAAATTCGTAAAATTAGTTAAATCAGCCTCATTTAGAACCCAACCTTTTTGAATACAATATCTAGCTTGTTCTGATGCTATACGTGGGAACTTAAAGGTCCAACTATAATTAGTATTTTTAACTAATTTTTTTAGAGAATGATTATTATAAGCACTGTTTTTATAAGTTATTCCTAAATAAGCAAGCATAACTAAAGAACTACCGTCTATATTGGCTTTATTTACACTGGAATCATACCATTTATTTAAATTTCCACTCATATTATTTGGAAAGTTTGTTGGTTCTAAATTGATTGTAAAAGAGAATTCTCCATATCTTAAACCAGTTTGATTTAAATATGTTTGAGCTATTTCAGATACTTTAGCTCCGCCAACAAATGTAGTAAATTCTTTATAGCTTCCACCATTGCTTATTCCAGTAACAGATCCATAATATTTTTCCGATGTTAATTCTTTATTTGCATTTGGCATTACAATTATATTATAAGTAGTATCTGCTTTAGGAATTAATTGTCCATTTATACAATCAGTTCCTTGTAAGTAAACTATTTTAGACTGAGAATATTTTATAGGTTCAGAATCTTTAGGTGTTTTGAAAATAATTCTACTATAAAATGAATCGGCAACTACTGTTGGTAATAAAAATGTAAGTTCTTTTACAATGCCATAGGTATATTTTTTATTTGCTTGCATAACTATTGACACAGTTGTGGCATCTATAGAAGTGTCAGGATTTTCTTCACTAGAACTTCCTGTATTACTCTTTTCTTTATAACCTATAGGTGTTGATAGTAGCTTGCTTACTATTGCATTATAAAACACCATCTTACTAGTATCATCTTTAAATCTATATCCATCAGTTGTATATTCTGAATTTAAAACACCTGTGTAAGTTTCAACATCGCTAGAAATGTCTAAAAAGAATATATTGTCTTCTTCATTACAAAATGTTTTTAATTGAGCATTGAATTCATCTATACTTGTATTTACTGTTTCATAGTTTGCATAAACAGTTCCAACATGTAACTCTTTTAAAATAAATACAGGAGTATTTCTATATTTATTTTTCATAATAATAGCTAATGTTTTTATACCATCTATGCCTTTTTGTGTTAAATCATTTATGCCAAAATGTATAAGTATATATGGCGTAACATCAGGATAAACTTTATTATCATCACTGTAAAAACCTTTTACTTGAGTAAGAAGATTATTATTATTATAAAAATCATATGCATTTGCTAATCTAAGCGCTTTTATATATACTTCGTTAAAATCTGTTTCTTCAACTGGAGGTGTTTCCGTATTTGTTATATTATCAATTTCTGCTAAATCATAAGGTCTTAAGAAAAATGCTGTACCTTTATTGATATAATAACTAATATTAGATATCTTTATTGCATTTGGCCAATATGCCCATTGTGAAGAATGTGCTACTTTTCCATCTCCAATATAAATCATGGTATGATGTGTTGCTTTATATTTCGTCATTGTAGTTTTATTGCAATTACTAGAAGTAACTACAAAATCAGCATCCATAACGACATCACCAGGCTTTGCCTCTGATAAACTCGCATTTGTAACTTTCCACATTTTATATCCTTCTTTTGCCGTTGCATATTTTACGAGTGTCCCTGCAGCACATAAAGTATCGCTATGAAACAAACTAGACACTCCGGCTTCTCCATAGCAACAACTAACAAATGAAGAACAATCATAACAAATTGGATTTTTTATTCCCCAAAATGTGCCACTACGTTTATTAGGTTTTTTAAAATTCCAAGTTCTATATGATTGGTCATAAGTTGCAATTTTTAAATCTACATGTTGTGATACAATTGTTTTTGCTGTTTCCACTATTTTATTTCTAGTGTCTGTTGAGCTTAATTGAGCTTGGGCTTTAGGTGTAGATTTTCCCACTCCATAACCTAATTTGTCGCCATTTTTATCTTTATAATAAGGTAATTGACCATTTACAATTTTATACCATTGCAAGTAACCTTCAACATTTGTTGGTGTACCTAATCCTTTAGTATCTTTAAAAACTTGCCTATAAGCAGCAAAATTAAATTTTAAACTATCTAATTCTTCATAAACTTTAGTTTGTACTTGATTAGATTGTTTACTTAAACTATAAGTATCTACAAATGTATAGTTGTAAGTATTACAAACATATTTGCTTATAATCCAATAAAGTGAACCTATACCCATATTATATGAAACAAGTGCAGCAAAAATATTACCATGACAAGTGTCAATAGCTTGTCTAAGTAAATGGCAACCTAATTTAATTTGATTGGATATGTTTTTATCTACTGTTACTCCACTAATTATAGTTGTTCCGCCTTTACCTGGAGTCATATTAGATGTACTTGGATAAAAACTTTCACTTGTTCCATCTAAATATTTTATAGTTGTTGCTTTTGTACCTTTAAATCCTTGAAAAAAAACTGAACGTTCTATTCCAAATAATCCATAACCACTTCCAGCGCTTTGTCCATGTACAGATGGATTGCCGCTAGATTCTCCCATAATAACAGCATATATCAATTGAGGATCTAAACCAAATTTATTACTATAATAGTTAACCATAACATATAATTTATATTGATTGCTACTAGCCATTACATTTTCAAGATATGAGCTATTTTGCTTTTTACCAATATTATATTGTTGATACAGTGATAAAGCTTGAGTGTATTGATCATTTTCTGAATCTACATTAGATACAGTGTTGGAATGTTTTATATCATAAAATCTATCATCACCAACCCAAACACCATTTTTGTAAGTAGTTAAATAAATAGGCTCATATTTGTCCTCATCTCCAGTTGGCGGTTTTGGTGGAGGGTCAATAATATCATATATTTTTTCAAATAATTCATCAATTTCTTTTTTTTCTAAACCCATTTGATTAAGATATTCTTGAATTTTAGCAATATCTTTATCGGTTAATTTTCCTACACCTATTCCACCTAAAAATTCTAAAATTTCTCCAAAAATATCGTCAGTATTAGATAAATTCAATATTTTACTTTTTACCTCTTTATAATTAGATAGAGTACATTTGCTTTTATTGTGCCAATCAGTAAAACTAATTTCTAGCTTACTAACTCTAGCCTCTAAATATAAATTAGGTGTATATTCATGGTCTATAGCATAAACTGTATCTCCAATATCAATATCTTCATTAAATAAAACAATACTAGTTTCATAATCTATTTTAGGTTGCTTTCTGGTTTGTAGTTCTTTCCATGTTTCATCTAGTAAATCCGCAGAATTATTTGCATTGCTTTCATATGTTCCTGTAATATAGCTTCCATCATCATTGTGAAAGTACTGATGTGCAGTTTCATCTACAACAAAATCTTGATTTAAAGGCTTATCAGTTGGATTACCATTGCTTTTTATCCATTCCACATCTTTAAAATCTATACCATTTGCTCCAACTCCTATTAATGCTGAACAGAAATCAGTTAAATCTTCAGTCTTTTTTATATTATCCACATTAGTAGAATATTCAAATCGAGCATGTGTATTTTTCCCTCTTTTTCTATATATATTTACATATTGTTTGCTTATTTTATTATTTTTTATTTCTACAGTAAACTCAATTTCAATATTATAAGTTGCAAGATTGTTTTGAATTACAGTATATATAGGTGTAGGCTTTTCTATGATTACACTTTTAAAATCAGTAATGGTAGAATCTACATAGCCTAATTCAAAACTTGAATCTTGTAAGACTAGTGAAAAAAAAGTTGATACATCTCCGTCTATTGTAGATTTTCTTACTACTTTATTTATAAGTTCAAGACCAATAGTTTCACAATAGCAAGATTTTATAAGTATTCCATTAATATGTTCGTTTTTTGAATTCATTATTTGAAATAATTTAAAATTATTTTTAAAATTAAAAAGAACAAAATACCCATTTTCTATATTGCTAGTTCTTTCATTAAAAATAGTAGAAAATTCAAAGGTATCGGCTCCTGTATCTAAATACATTGTAAAAAGATCATCAAAAAAAGGACTAGAAGGATTAGTCCCATTATTAGATAAAACATCTATTATTTTCTTTTTTCTGTCTAAAATATAAATTTCTGTTACCAGTTTTTCCACTAATCCAACCACCTTTCATTAAAAATAATAGAACTTGTAATACTAGCATCAGAAGAGATTTTCATTGTAAATGAGCCAGGAGGGATTTCAAAAAAACTACTTCCAACATTAACATATTCCATATTTTTGATATTATTTATTAATACTTCATTATTTGCAAAATCTACTTGAAGTTCATCTCCTTGTTTAAATCTTATAATGTCTGTATCTTCTTGTGTTGTTTCACTTAATTTTTTTATAAGTAATCGATTAAAGGTCATTGTATCAACAACTTCTTTATCTGCATATTTTGCAAAATAAATGACAATGTGATTTAAAGATCCTGTAGGATAATTCTCACTCTTAATTTTTTTGCTTTGTAAACTTCTTTCTACATTGCCTTGAGAATTGTATTTTACAATTTCTGCATACCATTCATTTTTATCTCGAACTATTCTAAAATAACCTCTAAATTCATTCCAATTTCCGTATTTACCACTTTTTAGATTTTTTATAGTTACAGTTAGATTATCATCGCTACCAGATGAAGTAGTACTTTGTTTTGGTTTTGGAACGCTAAAAGAAAAATCTTGTAAAAAATATACATTTCCTACTTGAATTAGTGGATATGTTGATTCATAATATTCATTTTCATCACACAGCATTGCTTTAAAAAGTTTATTACCAGCTTGATCATAACCATAAATCTCGATTATTCCTAATTTATCTTCTGCAGTTTCAAACTCTTCATCAGTATCTATTTGTACTTTATTCCCTTCGATTATGTATTTAGTATGAACATATCCTGTTATTCCGTTATATTTTGCTTGTACCCAATTGCCAGATTTTGTATTTGTGTAAACGATTAAAGGTTTATTTTTAGGAATAACAGTTAAAATTCTATAATTTGTACCACGACCTGCTCTTAAATTTAATTCATCAGTTGTATAATAAGTTGTACTTACAGTAGTTACCTTAGTAAGTCCAGCAGATATTTTTACCCAACCAGTTTTGCCATTATATGTTGTGTTTAGCCATCCATCCACAACTTGTATGATGTTTAAATATGTACCTCTTTTCATCTGAGTAAGAATAGCAGAACTGGTAGTTCTGCTTGCTCTCATATTAAGTAAAGATACCGTAACTTTATAACGAGATGATTCTTCAGTAGAATAAGTTTCATTGTATTCGAGTTTTCCTGATGAATCATGATATAATTCCATTTTACAATCAAAATCAGTTAAATTAGAAGGTAAATTGTAACGTAATGCGGGACCATGCCACTTTTCACCAGTGCCATAATCAGATGCTTTAATGCACCAGCTACTACCACTTGCATTTGGTTGTATAGTACCTGTGATACTTCTATTTGCATCAACTTCTCCGTTTACAGATACAAATCTTGAAGTGGTTTCACAATTTTCATCAACAACAACAGAAGATGTTTCTACTTTTGTGTTCATCAATGATGGATATTCACCAATTAAAACTGCTTTTCCATCTTCACCGTCAATTTGACAATAGGTAGCATCTCCTCCAAAAGCCACATTTACAATTCCAGGAGTACTTACATTTCCTTCATTTTTAATTTCAATTGTTTTTTCACCACTATAAAGTTTTGCAGTTGGGTTGTGTGAAAAAGGTATAGGACAACTAAAAGACATTTTTATTCTTCTAATTCCCTTAGCAATTTTATCTTGATCTATATCTCCGTTTGGAATTGCTAAGTAAATTCTTTTATTATCATCAACTACTAATTCTTTTGGCTCGTCAACATCAAAAATAGAGCAAAGACTATCAGCTAAATTTTGAACTTCTGCATCCGTATTACCTTTTATGTCAAATTTAACCTCTATGTCTTTGTCATTATATTTGTATCCCTGATAACTTGTTCCATTTCTTGAAGGATTTTCTTTAAAATAATTGGTTCTTGACATCATTGGCTTACTAATTTCTATAACTTTTACATATAGCTCTAAATCTATGCCATTAAATTTGAACATTATATTGTTACCCCCTTCAATCTATTTAATCTTTTAGTATCAGTTTTATTAAAATTTTCAATTGGTTTAGCTATAGTTTTAGCAAGTGTACTTTCTCCTACTTTCGTTTCAACTGAAACTGGTCTTTGTGCATTAGCATCTGCTAATTTTTGAATATCTTCATCGCTTAATCTAAAATTATTATTAGTTGTATTAATAATTTTACTTTCGTTGTTATTACTAGCATTTAAATTAAATAAAGCAATTTCGCCATGAACGGCTGCTTTCATATTTTCATTCATTTCTGTTGTTATACTTCTAGCAACTGAATATAATTCTTTAGATTTGTTTTTTATACCTTCAATTAAACCTTCATCTAAATATTCACCGTATTTAGTAGTTATCTTTGAAGGAGAATTTATCTTAGCAGTCTTTTTCATTTCAGCATTGACTTGATTTACAAGACTTCTAGCAGCACTTACTGCTCTAGCAGTACCATTTCTAATACCAGTAGCCATACCACTAGCAACTGCTTGGCCTATTTGAGTAGATTGAGTCCTAGCCACATTCTTCATAGAAATCATTTGACTAGTAAAGTTGTTCCTTGCTTCCCTACTTTGAGTTGTTATAACCTTTTTCATAGAAATCATTTGAGTTGTAACGGCATTTCTTGCTGCTGTAATTTGTGTATTAGTTACATTTTTAATTGAAATCATTTGTGTTGTTAAAGCATTTCTAGCATTTGTTACTTGATTTTTAATAATATTGCTAACTGATACAAATTGATTTCTAACTATATTAGACACATTTAAACATTGATTTCTTGCAACATTAGTTATACTTACAAACTGATTTCTAGCTATATTGGCGCATCCAACTAAACTAGTTCTCATAGTATTTTGCATATTTGTAAAACTTTGTGAAATAGAATTAGAAACATTTTGAGCAGTTGTTTGTAATGCTGTTAATTGAGTTTGTAAAGCTTTTATTTCACTAACATCCATACTAGAAAGTTTACTGTTTATTTTATTGCTATTTTTACTGTTTTTCTTGTTTGTACTAAGTTCTTTTTCATTGCCTGTTGTTTCTGCCGCATAAGATTTACCAGTAAACCAATCGGCTATTTTAGAAAATAATCCTGTCAACCCTTTAGAAAAGTCTGGAGTAGAAGAAAACAATCCCGTTAAACCCTTAGAAAAGTCTGGAGTAGAATTTGTTAGCCAACTTGTAGCTGCACTCCAAAGTTCTGATGCTCTGCCAGTAACTCTAGATTTAATATTATCAATTAAACTGTCAATAAAAATATCGGCAAAATTACCAGTTAAAGATTTTATTTGCTCACTACCTTGTATCCATGAGTTCATAGCGGATGCTACTGCATCTAATGCATCATGAATATTGTGTGAATTGTTTTTTATGCCATCTCTAATAGCATCTAAAATAACTCTTCCGGCCTCTTCTATTTCTGGGGCTACATCTCTAACAAATTCAGAGATTTGTTTGATTGCGCTTGAAATACCTTCTCTTATATCGCCTCTACTATTTATAATACCTTGGCAAATTTGATGTATAATTTCTTTGCCTATGTCTAATACTCTACTTAATCCACCTTGTGTTATAAATGTATTTACTTTAGAAATTGCTGTTTGTATTGCTCCTGTAATATCTGCATTTTTTATATCATTTAGTAAATTATCTAATGCCTTCTTTAAATTATCAAATGTATATAAAGCTTGACCCTTTTCGGTTTCGCCACTTGAATTTCCACTTCTCCAAATACTAAAAAAGTTAGCTAATTTTTCAGATGCACCTTGAATAGCTGGCTTTAATGCTTCAAACCCTTCAATAGCAACATCTTGTAAAGCAGATGATAATACTAATAATTTATTTTTAGTAGTTTCATCCATTGCTTCAGCCATTTTTTCTGATAAACCTGTAACTAATTTTAAATTGTCACAATACATTTTAAATTGTTCATCAGATAAATTACAGATTTCATTTATTTCATCTAAAGAATCAGATAAACCTAAATTACTCAACGTTGCTTCTCTAGTAGATTCATCCATTCCTTTAAATTTATTTCTTAATTGAGTTAAATTGGCTATTAAATCTATTTGTCCAGTTGATGCACTTTTGGCATTTAATCCGTATTCTTTTAGTACCGCATTTGCCTCTTTTAAAGACATATTAGGGCTTAATTTATCAATTATTTCTTGTTTGCTTAAAACTCCATTTAATTTTTTAGCATTATCTACTATACCTACAGTATTCTCATTTATCATGTCACAGGTAGCGCTATAGTCAAAAGCATCATCATTAATTTCTCTATAAGTTAGTCCTAATTTTTTAAATTGTTGTTGTTGAAATTTTGTAGGATTTCTCATGGCATCTAAAACACTAAATAAATCCTCTACATTATCAGATGTTACTTTTGCATTAGAGCCTAAAACTTGTAATGCAAGTGCCATGTCTTGAGTTGTCATATTAAAAGCTGCACCTAGATATTCCGTTTCACCAAGTACCTCTTTCAATGTTTCTATTCTATCGCTACACTCTTTACCTGTAATACCCATTTCACCTAAATTTTGATTCCAGTATGAAACTGTTTGAGTAGAGTTTTGAACGCTAGCAGTTAAACTATCATAAGCCTCATCAGTTGCATTAACAATAGCCAAAAGACCTGTCATACCAGTTTTACCAGCAAGATTTTTACAAGCGGCCGCTTGTTCTACTAAAGGTAATCCTTTCAAACTTGTTCTTAAATTTCTTAAAGTTTTATCCAAGTCTACAGAACCATCTTTTGCAGTAATAAGAGATATACCATATTTTTGCATAGCAGTTGCCACTGAATCGGTAGGAGCACTTAAATTTGATAACAATGTTCTTAATGCAGTCCCTGCACGACTTCCCTTCACTGAACTATTGGCCATAAGGCCTATAGCTACTGATAAATCATCCATGGATACGCCTAAAGTACCAGCAACACTACCTGCGTATTTCATTGTTTCACCCATTAATTCCACAGTAGTATTACTTCTAGTAATAGCTGCAGCCATATAATCAACAAAATTAGAGGCTTGAGATGCTGACATCGATAGTGCAGTTAACCCATCAGTGACAATATCACTAGCTGTGCCTGAGATCTGTGGCTCCAATCGTAGTTAAATTTAAAACATCTTGGATTGACGCGAGTGACTCTTGTAATGAAAATCCAGCCATGCCCATATAGCTAAAAGCTTCACTTACCTGTACACTGGTGTACCTAGTGGTTGCTCCGTATTGTCTTGTAGTTTCAGTTAAAACACCTATATCGTCACCAACAACACCCATTATAGCTGACACTCGTGCCATAGAACTTTCAAATTCAATTGCATCTGCCATTAACGAACTAAAATCAAATGAAAAATCAGTGACTTGACTAAAACAATTTAAAATTGTACTTGTAGCATTTTGAACAATGCTTACAATTGGCTGGAGTTTTTCGGATATATTTTGTAAATTTTCAAAGAAGTTTTTCTTACTTGCATCATATAACTTTGTAAAAGCAGTTACTATTGTAGTTATAGATGCGACAACACCAGCCGCTACTGGACCTACCACCTTTTCTAAGGCCCTAAAAGTACTTGAAAATGTATTTACAAGAGAACTCATTTCGCCAAATACATTTCCAACACTACCTAAATCCGCAAAAGCATTTTTAAGTTCATTTAATTGGCCTTCTACTTTATCACATTCTAGTAAAACTTCTATAACAACTTTTCCATCTGCCGCCATTTGCTCTCACCTCCTTTTTTAGGCATAAAAAAAGAACACCGAAGTGTTCTTGAAATTAATCTATTAAACTGTAATATGCTTGTGATTTATTTAGATAATCATTATAATCATCTAAACAATGCTTATAACTCGTATCAAATTTATCTCTTCTATTGACTTGAAAATAAATATAATCATTATAAGCTTGCATTGACTTATTTAAATATTCAAAAGTTAATGCTAAATTGTTTTGATCTGATTTATATTCTTCTTTCAAATTAAGATTTCTTATATCATCAGCTGAATTTTTTGTTTCATTATAAATTTTCTTGGATATTTTCCCGCTAATACCTTCATCTATTAAATCAATACTTTCTTTGTAAAGTTTATGATACTTAGAAAAAACTTCTTTAGTTTCAGTATCGTTTAAAATATAAATTTGTTCAGTATTTTGTATATCTTTCTCATTTTCTGTATTTGCTAATGTTTTAGCTACAACAACTAATATGCTTAAACTAAAAATAATTATTGCAATAATAAAAACAACTTTTAAATCGATTTGAGATTCCTTTTTCATAATTCATCCCCCCCTATATATATTATAGTACGAAAATAAATTATTGTCTTAATAATTCTCTAGGATCTTCACCTCTCATCAACATTTCGTTTATTAAAGCTTGTTTTTCTTTTTCTTTAATCGAACCTGGTAAAGCATATATTTTTTTCATCTGTTTGTAGAAATTTTTTCTTTCTTTATCTTTGATTTTAGATAAATCAACATTTCTATATCCTAGTATTTTCATGAATTTACAATCATCTGTTAAAGAATTAAATAAAGCTTTAAACTTCCACCAATGTAAATCTTCAATATCTTGAAGGTCTATTCTGTAAATTTGTAAAAATGCAGCATAAATATATGAACTATCGTATTCATAATCATATATTTTTTGAGTTTCTGAGTTGTTTTCTCCGTTATCTTGAGAAGTTTCTATTTCTTTACCACATCTATAAAAAAGTAGCATTTGTTTTGTAAATTCATTCATGTTACTTGTATTAATACATTTAATTGTTTCAATTTCATATCCAAAATAGAGATTAAGAGCCTCCCATGGTTTTTTTTCTTCATCAACATTGTCATCCATCATTAACTGTTCAAATAGAATAGAAGTGCGAAAATCCCAGTTAATTGGATATCGCACTCCTTGAACTTCTATTGTTGTAGGTAAATAATCGGTTAAAATATTTAAGTTCATTGATTATATTTTTTTCTAGCTCTACGTTGCTCTCTATTTAATGGTTTTTCACCAAATACATCAATATCTAATCCAGTAATTTCTTTTAAAGTTTCTTGGAATAATTTATCATGTTCTAATTTAGCCTTAGCTAAATCTTTTACTGCCGTTGTACATTTCATTATATTTGTTTTTCCTTGGAAAATTTCATAAGTTTTTTCTTCACCAAATAAATCTTCGAACATATTAACTATTACTTCACAATATGCTTTTCCAAACTTTGTATCAAAATCTTTATGCTCATTACTTAATTTTTGTATTTTTTCATTAGCTGTTAAAAATATTGCATCAAAATCTTCCTTTTCATCCATATCAAAAAAATCAAACTCTACTTCAACACCATTTATTTTAAAATTCATATTTTAACCTCCTATTTTTTATTATTCAGTAGCTTGGTTTTATTGTGTATTAGAAGTTTGTGTAGTGGTTGGTGTAAATGTTTTGGTAGTTACATTAAAAGTTCCTTGAATAGGATCTCCTATTGCATGTAAAGTACCTTCTACTTTCATTTTTTCTCCACCTTCTCCACTAAAAGTCGAAACTTCATTTGCAACTCTAAATTTTCTTGCATTGTAAGTTCCAGCACTATCTGAAACAGGGTCAAACATATCTACACGAACATAATCCCTTTCTGCATCTGTTCCAGTTTCATGGTTTCTGCCAGTTAAGTATAAACTTTTTATTGCTTCTTGTTCTATTATAATTTCAGAAGTATAAGGGAATTGAGTTTCATACTTAGTTATAGTTGTAGAAGAAGTTTCATCATTAATATAACAAGTTGTATCAGTTTGAGCACCTGGTTCTTCGTCTAAACTTTCAACACCATAGCCTAATAATACATATGATGCTTCTTGTGTTTTACTTACATTTAAATAATCAGCAAAATCTTTTCTTTTTAAAGCCATTATAATCCCTCCTTTTAGGCTATTCAGCCATTTTTGTATAAATAAATTTCATTTGAATAACATAAATTGCTTTATTAGCACTCATTTGTTCAACATATCCATGAGTTAAAACTTCAATTTTTTCAGGAATAAGCGGGTAGTTTAATTGAGGTAAATTTCCTTGAATGTTTTGTATTTCAACCCATTCAGCTAATTTTTCATAAAAGCTAATATTTTTCTCGTTATTGTATGCTTCGACACTTTCTCTACTAGTGAAATCAAATATTAATTGTCTTTCTGTAGAACCATCAATATAAGTTTTTATGATAGTTTCAGAAGGCGACCCGTCAATTGAATAGATTTGTATCTCATCTCCTATGTAATCAGCTGAAATAGGTGATTTTTCATTAATTAAAGGGCAAGATAAAAAAAAGTCTATTAATTTATCTGTAACAGTTCTTTTTTCAATATCATTTAAGTTAATTGTCATTTTGTAGCTTTTCCTCCAATGGTTTTAGCAACTTCATTTACTATTGAATCACCTTCATTGACCCACATTCGTGGAACCCACATTCTACCTCTTTTTCCACCTCTATTCAAACCTTGTCTTCCCATGCCTGCATTTGTATAATAATTTTTAGCTGCATATGATTTTAAACCTCTGTGATAAGGACTATATGTAATACTTTTTTTATTTTCTTTAGCAGTATTTTTTAAATCTCCACTTAAAAAAGGTACATATGGGTCAGATTTACTTCTAACAAGACTTACAAATTGTTTTTGCCCTTGCTCAAGTTTACTTTTACTTATAACTTTGTCATAATCTATTTGAATTTTTGCTTTTGCTATTAATCCTCCCATTTTACTCACATCCTAATTCAAAGTGCTTAGTTAATTCACACTTAGTAACATTAATAATTTTAACTACATCATCATAGTTTTTTTGAATATCATTAAACTCTTGAGAATTTGTAATTTCAATGTCATGTATTCCTTTTAAGAGAATATCTTCTCCTTCGTTGAATGTATAATAATTACTTTTATCTTCAAGTTTACTAAATTCTTTAGGACCTATGTAAGTTTTACCTTCATAAGTCCCATAATTTACAAAAACTAATATTTTATTATCTATATCCGCAGATGAACCGGTTGTCTTTAAAAATTTAACTCCTGTAGCTTGTTGCCAATCGATACCCGTTAAATAAGTTCGGTGATAAATGGGTTTTCGATTTTCATCTAAAGATATATTGAATAAAGTTGCACTGTCTTCGTTATATCCGAACACATTTACCACCTAACCTCTCAATTTAACTACTGCTACAGGTAAAAGTTCCTTGATCTCGTTAGTTATATCATAAGCACCGCTAGAACTAATACTTTCATCAAACGTAGTCTTCTTATTACCTTGAGAAATTGATTTGACACCTCTCACACTTGAATAATTAACTGCATTAGAAATTAAAAGAAACAGAGCAGGTTGATACTCTGTTTCTAATTGTTCAGCTGTTATAGTTCTATTAAGTCTATTCTTAAAATAAAGTAATAGCTTTTGAGTAGCAAGTTGTTTATGAATGACTAAACTTGATTCGCTTTCGTTAGGAAACTTTTTTTGTAATATAAAATCCAAGTTAGTCATTTAAAACAACTCCTTTAAAATTTTAACTAAATCTGATTTTGTCAGTGTTGTATAGCCTTTAACTTTTTTTTCTTTAGCTAAATTCTTTAACTCATTATATTTTAAAGAATCTAAATCTATTATTTCGGATTTTTCCTCTGAGTTGTCGATATTTTGAACTAATTCATAACCTTCAGCAATATATTTTTTTGCCTGTTCTATGGTTTCTACTGTTCTATGAACATTTTCTTTTTTTATTTCAAACATGAAAGAATCAAACTAATGACTTTCAGATTGAGTAGGTTTTGCATCTTTTATATTAGCATATACCCCCTCTTTTTTGCTTTCTAATACCCATAAATCATGGTATCTTCTGTAGTCCATAGCCCATGCATTTGCACTTTGGTTAGTTTCAGGGTCAAATATTCTCATGATATCTTGTTTAGTTACTGCTAAAGGTAAATCTAAAGGCATGATTAAAAAGTTAACATCTAATCCAGAAGTTGCTTTAATGTATCCGCCAGTAGTTTGACCACTAGTCGAACCATCATATAATTGTATTGCACTGTATAATCTATTTTGTGGAACTGGTATAATTGGGCATCCATCAATAGCTGGAACTTTAGTGTTTATTCCACCTTGAGAAAAAGATACAGATGCTAATTTACCTAATGCAGCTTCTTCTATAGCTAGTTGTGTATCATAGTTACACATAATAACTAGTGTTCCATTATGGCATTTTTCTCTTAATGTTTTTATACCTTTTTTTATTTTAGCTATAACAGTTGAATTTGCTACAGTATATCCATATTCTACATTTTCATCATTAGCTACACCCATAGCAGTTGTTGCTAATTTACTTAATCTATAAGCATCTACTTCAGGTATAACTTTAGTTCTTTGAAATTCACCCATGATTGTTGTTGCTGTTAATACAAAGTTAGTTTCATCAACATCTTGAGAATCTATTTGGAATTTACGTCCTCTATCTTGTGTCATTGTGTAAGTTTTGTATTCGTATTTGATAGATCCTTTAGTATATCCACTATCAGCTTGTCTGTCATAGTTAGCAAGTCCGTCCATTGATAATTGAGGTATTTTAACTTCTTTACCACCGTTATATTTAACTTGACCTGCATTGGCATCCATCCAGCCTGTCAATGATTCATGTACCATTTGTTTGTCTAATGCATTTTGTAAAATTTGAGCATATGATATTGTGTTAGCCATGCTAAACACCTCCTAATTAATTTATTTTTATGACAAGCCTAAAATTTGATTTACTTGAGCTTGAACAGGATCAACAGAATCTCCATTTCCCCCACCACTAGGATTAAACGGATTATTTGTCATATCAGTTTTAAGGACTTCTTGTCCGTATTCGCTAAATGCATTAGCTAATTTATCTATATTCTGTTTACTGATATCCATATCCTCACCAACTACAAACTCTAAGAAATTTTCGACTTGTTTTGGATATTTCATTTCTGCTAGATAAGTACGACTTTCTTTGATTCTACCTTCATGAGCTAACTTAGCTTCATTCTCTGCATTTTTCTTTTCTGTTGCAGCATTTTTTTCTTCCATTTCTTTAAGTCTTGTTTCCATAGCTTCCATTTGTTCTCTTTGAGCCTTTTGTTCAGGAGTTTCGTGTTTTGGAGCAGTTGCCTTTTTTATTTCACTTTCTATAATTCCTGGCATCTTTTTAGTTTTAAAACTTTCAACTCCTTTAGATACTGCACTGTCTAATTGAGATTGGTTATATCCTTGTATTGCTTTATTTGTTTCAAGGATATTTTTATAATCTTCAACAGTTAATTTGTTAACATCAAAAGGTATTTCTTTAACTTCTGCTATTCCATCAATCCCTTTTAAAACTTCAGTAACATCGGCAGTTTCATCTATATCGTTTAATTTTTCTAACAAATCTTTTTTGATTATCATTTTTACCTCTTTCCCCATGAAGTACTAGCCCTCATAGTATTTAAATAAGAATTTAGTCCCTCGAAGTACTAGCCCCCAAAGTACTTAGTTTACCCTCGTTTCGGAGCATAAAAATAAGCCCTCTCGGGCTTTTATTATCTTGTTAATTTATATATTTCGGTCAATATTATATCTGTGATATATTGGTCATGTACATAAGATTTTTGATTATACTCATTTATCTTATCGTTGTATAATTGAGCTAACTCAAACCAATCTACATTTTTACACTTTGCTTTGTTGAATATACTTGCTACTACTTGGCTTTTTACTTTATCCTTAGTGAAACTTTTATATTCGAAAGTATAATAATTTTCATTATCTTCAGATAAATAATAAGTAGCCCCATTTAATTTTAGTTTCTTTAAAGGTTTCTGTTTTGGTCTTTTTATTACTTTAACTTCTATAGCATCACTAGGTAATGATACAAAATCAAATAATTTTTCCATTTAATCATTCTTTAT